CTCCAATAGGGATAAAGAGAGGGGGCTGGTTTCCCAACCCCCTCAATCAGATGACTCCGCGTCTGCGGTGGGCCAGCGTATCAGTTCATTGGCTTGCGCGCAACCCTGCGTTCACTGCTGCTTTCCACGGGCTCGGAGATCTTATCCGCAATCTTGGCCATAGCACCGATCAGTTCACAAAGAACTGGCACAAGTGTATAAAGTAGCGCCTCGCGCTCCTTGCCATGGTCCATCGTCTTCAGTCGTTCGAGATCTTCGGTGATCTGAACAAGATCATACGTGTGTGCCATTAGAACGGAAGCTCTTCAAGTGACTCCTGCATTGCTGCACGTGGGGCCTCGCCCTCTTCCTTGCCCTTGCCGGAGCGCTTCAGCACCTGAATGAACTTTGCAGTGATGGCAATCTCGGTGTGCTCGACATCATTCTTGTCGGTCCACGACGAAATCTCCGGTGTTCCCTCGATCCAGATAAGATCGCCCTTCTGGACAACCTTGTCGGCGAGTTCTGCCCGGCCATCCCAGCAAGCAATTGGATACCACGTCGACTTCTCTTCGCCGTTCGCATCCTTTGCGCCGTGAACAGCGACATTGAAATTCGCTACCTGGCGACCCTTCTGTGTTGCTCGTACCGTTGGCTTCGCGCCAACATACCCAATCAGCTGTACCTTAATCATTGCTTTCTACCTCACTAATCTTCAATACGACTTTTTCTTCGTCGCACTTCTTCTTAAGCTCCCACACTCTCGGTAGGAACCTTGCATCATTAACTCCTAAACCGCCGGCAACCGCGTCGAGCGTCAGTTTTAGGATGTTGTCCGCGTCAATTGTCCGCTTCACGTAGATCCACACGTCAACCACAAGCATTGTATCAGGTTTGCAGGACCACTGCTGGTCGTGCACCGCGACTTTTGTCAGTGTCGTTGTTGACTTTTTCCAGTCTTTTGCTTCCCTGGTCATGTAGATGTACGATTTTCGCGCCCGATACGCTGAGTTCCAGCTTGGTGGCCGGCCGTATAGCGTAATTTCAAGCGCGTCGGACATTACGAACGCAGCTTTGGTCGCAAATCGGACCCGCCAACCTTGACAACAGTGCACATTTCGGTCAATCGTGACACAGTTGCACCGTATCCAAGGTCATTCAGCTCGTCCAGCGTGCGATTTGACGTCACAATCGTTGGGAGCATCGACGAATAGCGGCTCTCAACGATCACATAGAGCCGTTCCGTCGCCCAATCGGTCGCACGCTCCTTGCCAAAGTCATCCAAAACGACAACAGAGGCCCGGTCGCAGATAAATTGGAAGTCTGACTGCACCGAATCGTCCGAAAACTTGAAGCTTGACCGCACTGCATCCAAAAACAGCGGCACATTGATGAATCGAGCGTTCAATAACCCGTTTTCAATCTTGTGCCGAAGGGCTGCAACCGCCAAATAGGTCTTTCCGACCCCCGGAGTACCGACAAAAAAGAATCCACGGTCGGTAAGTGGCGCTTCTGCCCAATCCTTGGCGACTTTCACAGCCGTCTTGGCCTCTGGGAGCTCCTTCAGGCCGCTAAACGACGCATTCATGTACCGCTTTGACACGCCAGCCTTCTCAATGCGCGCATTAGCGACATCTGACGTCGGTGGCTCGTCCTGGCGGCGCATCACTGCCCCTTCTGGGGTCATGATGTACGCAAAATCAACGTTTGGGTCAATCTTGGATAATCCCATCGTAGTTCTCCTTCTTCCTTCCCGCTACCGGAGCCTTCCAGCGCGGACTATCTGCGAGCTTTTTCACGTAGGCGAGCGGGTCACCGTCCAAATCGCGGATTGCCGCCTCACAGATCGCCGACATGAGCCCCGGGATGCCGCCCGGGAACGATTGCATCAACTTGAAGATTCGACCGTACTCGGAGCGCTTAAGCTTCTTGCCGGTCATCGCCTGATAGAAGTCGCCCATGCGACCCTGCTTGTTTGGCGCCGATTCAATCTCCTTGCGCCACCAAACGAGATCGTTCACTCGCCGTAAATCTTCGTCAGCGACGACTGGCGGATGGATGGCAGCACCGTAAGCATCCCAGATGCTGTTGCTGGTAGCGGTTGAGGATGAGCTTCCCACTTGTCACACAACTTCCTGAACTCACACGTCGCATGCACGAACGCGGTTGGGTTTGGATAGATTGCACCCTTCTCCTTCGCATCCAACATCGCTCGGACCGTGATATACAGGCGGTCGATATCGTCTTGCGTTCGGGTGGTAGTGCGGCGCTCCACGTTTGGACCCTTCGAGTGCTTGCTAACGATGTTAAACGTCACCTTCGGGTCGTGGTCGTAGTTCTGGCGCACAACAGACACATAGGCAGTCGCCTGAATGTCGCCATGCTCTCGGCCCTCTTCCCACTTCCGTGTAGCGGTCTTATGTTCAACGACGTCGTTGGTATTGGTCACCATGTCCAACACGGACTTCAGCTTGATTGGAAGCTTTCCCAACCGGCTGTGTGCAATGTCGGCCATAAAGGTGCGCTCTACTGCCTTAGCAGTCCAATCGTCGCCTTCAAAGATCGCGGCCTTCAACATCTCTTCGCCCAAGGCGCTCTGGCTAATTGGGTCCTTGTCGGACTCGTTAGTCCAGTTAACCTTTTCTGACTCGTCTGCAAACGCAGCACGGTAGAGCTTGATTGGCATGGTAAGGTCGCCGGTCTTCTTGCCGCCGTTGAGCGGCTCATACCAGTTAGCGAGACCTGCGTGCACCGCAGTTCCGAGCGCGAAGAACGAGCTCGTCTTTTCGGTCCAGAGGCCATTCTCGTAGCGGTACCACCACCTAAGAGGGCAGGCCTGGAATTCGCGGATCTCGCTGATGCTGACGTGTTCGCGCATTAGGCGCCGAGCTCGGCCTTGCGCGCAGTGTAGTACTGGCCAAGCCAGCGCTTCTTGTCGGCGTCAAGGTTTGATGCGGCGATCTGCTGGGCGACAGCGGTAAGGTCGGCACCGGTTACGGAGCCGTTGATGGAATCGCGCCAATCAATCAGCGCGGGATCATCGCCAAACGCATCTTGCGCTGCAAGAAGGATCTTTGCATCGTCTGACTTCTGCTTCTCCTGCACCACCGGTGAAGGCTTAACAGCGCCAGCCTTAGAACGGATCTCGTCGCCCGACGCTACCTTCTTGGACGGAAGGCCGGCCATGACAAGTGCGCGGCCAACTGCCGACGTTTCGGTGTTCTCAAGCTCTGAGCCACGGGTGTAGGGCGTGCTGCCCGGGATTGCCATAGATGCGTGGCCCGTTCCGGCTGGCTTCTCATCGGCAACTTCGCCGCGATATGCCCACGCCTTGACGACAACGTTCTTGTCGCTCAGGGAAACGATTTCCGTTTCGATCCGGGCATTTGGGTACGCTTCGTACCAAGCGCGGAGACGCTCCGCTACATCGATGTAATCCTCTGCAAACTTCTTCTTCGGTGCATTGTCGTATACCATTCCTAACCTCACTTCTCCGAGCTAAAAAGCTCGGCTTCACTAAGACCAAGATACTCCGACAGTCGTCGTCGCATCTCCGCCGTCATCGGCGCATGTCCATACTGGACCTGGTTCAGATACCCATAGGATACACCAAGATGCATGGCGACCCATCGTCGCTTCACCCCGGACTCCTTAATCAACTGCCACACCTTGGCATTCTTCTGGCGCTGCTCTACTCGCAGCTCCTTGTGCTCTGCCCCGCTCTGCTTACTCATTGGTCTCCAATTCTCCGTCAAATGAATACGTTGTTCCGTGATCAATCCAGTAATCAACTGCCATCTGAATTCCGTCGGCAACCTGCCACCAGCGCTCTGGCTCCATTGCTGCGCAGCTGCCATTTCGCAGTTCCGCTGATACCGACTGGTACACCCATGGTGCCATAGCGTTGCGGTCCTGAAGGCCATTAATCGACTGGGCCATCACGGGGATCGCAGCAGCAACAGCGTCTACGCCAATGCGCATATCGTCGATATTCCAATTAACCTGCTCTGTCATAGCCCCTCCTGCTCTGCTACTTCCGTATTATCTGAAATTTCTGCCGCACTGTCAAGTGGCCCGCCACCGCTGCGGAGGATTCGCTCCATACAGGCCCTGTGTACCACCGTTCCGGCGGCAAACGATTGCATCTCCCCCAGGGGCATCAGGTTGCCGCGCTTGACGCGAATGTCGTGCTTATTCGGGCAATTCTCGTACGAGCACCCAAGGTCACCTGGGTACTGCATGTTTGGATTTTTCATCAAGGTACTCCCTTAGTACTGGTCGCCACTTCTTGGTCGACTCGGTCTTTACCCTGTGGTGATACCCACAAAGCAAGACAAGGTTCTCCATGGTGCTTGGGCCTCGCTTCCCAAGTCCGGCATTGTCAACGTGATCCAGCTCCCAGATGATTCCTTCGCCGGGACCAAACTGGCTGCCACAAGCTCCGCCCATGCCAATTTTCGCCCCCACACAAGTGTGGTCGCGCTTCATGACTGCGTAACGGAGTTCCGGGGTTACCGGGTCTTTATGAGGCATACCAGAAGCGTATCATATCAGAGTTCTCCGTGCAAGCGCATGTTTTCTGCGATCCGTAGCCCAATCCATTCCGCGACTTGACTGACTACGCCGTTGCCGCAGGCGTCGGCTCTTGTTGACTCGTTGGCCCGGTCCAACAGGGGGTGCTCAATAGAGGCGCCGCCAGTGAGAAGGTGCTGCCCGAAGACGCCCGAGGAGGCAAATGCTGTCAGGGTGCTGAACCGGCCATCCTCTGTCCATGCCTCAAAGAATCCGGACTTCTGGTTTCGCTCGTTCTTGCGGAACATCCGGATAGGGCCGTCCTCTGAGTTGGGTGTTGTTACGAGCTGGTGGTTTTGACGTGCAGACGTCGGAATCCTGGGACTAGCGTGTGCCCGTCCGGCCACCCCATCAGGCGCTCCATCTCTACTGTAGTCAATCTTCGCAAAGTCAAGCGCTGCTGGTTGATAGTGTCCAGAATCATCTGGTGGAGGTCCGGCGTAAAACCTATTTTCGTGCCACTGGCTGACGTTGTGACCGAACGCCCAAGGTAATTCGTTGCTTCCTCTGGTGTCAAGAAGAACCTCGCCGGCACGACTGGTTCCACGATGTCCGAGAAGGAAAACTCGACGGCGCGGCTGGGGCACTGGGCGCCTTCCCCCATGCAGTTGACAGCTTCCGAAGCTCGATGCATCCACAGTTCGCCACGCCACGCCATACCCGAGCTCATCCATTTCCTGGACGAGCCGGCCCATGTCTCTTCCGCCGTTTGAGGTGAGGAGTCCGGGGACGTTTTCAAGGAGGACCCATTCTGGCGAGAACGCTTCGACAAGGTTGAGGAAGCTGAAGGCAAGGACTGATCGCTCACCGCTAAACCCCTTTCGCTTTCCTGCGCTACTCAAATCTTGGCAAGGAAACCCTGCTGACCAAAGCGTAGCAGATTGCCATGGCTCGCCGGTTTTATCCGTGCTAATAGTTGTGATATCTCCGAAATTTGGGATGTTCGGCCATTGACGCGCAAGAATGGCCGATTGGTACGGTGCATTTTCACAGAAGGCGACAGTGTGCCAACCGGCGGACTCAAGCCCGAGGTCAATGCCGCCAACCCCACTAAACGTGGAGAAGTGGCTAAGCTTTCTTGCCGCGCTTTCCCTTTGGCTTTTTGTTAGGGGTCTCATCATCAGCAATAGTATCAGACGCAGGTTGCTTTGATTTCGGCTGATTGCGAATTACACGACAAGGGATGCAAAAGCACGGCTGCTGATGGTATAGCTTCTCAGCCATTATCGCTTTTCGCGGGACTCAACCTGCCGCATGATCTTGTTAGACCACGACTGGCCAGGATCTCCGCCCCAGAGAGCCCATGCAATCCTGCCGGCAGATGGATAGCCAGTCTGGCCTGGGTTAAATCCTTCACCCTGCTTATCTACCTCGTGTCGGGCCAAGAACGCACGCATCTTTCGGACGCGAGCAATCGTCATCTTATTTCCAATAAGCATGCGAGCAGTAGTCTGGCCCGGCCCAATCCCGCCACGGCCAAACTCTTCTCGCCATTTCAGGCCGCGCTTAGCCTCTGCTTGAACCGACGAAGGAACATTGAGGTTAATTCCGGAATAGTCAGCAGCTGCATACTTGCTTGAGACCTCTTCTGGTCCGTGGACATTCTGAACACCAGCAGACTTGTAGGCACTGCGAGCCTCAGCATCGTTTTCGATAGCCTCAGTAACATTGCCACTCTCTTCAAGGATCTTAGAAATCTTGTACTTCTTAAACTGAAGGCCAGCTCCAGCTGGGAAGTCTGAGAGATACAACGCATCGTGTGGCACATCGTTTTCTTCCAGCCACTCTTGGGTTTCCTCAAGACGCTTGGCTGATCGTGCGCTAAGGATGAAGATGCGATGGGTATCAGACTTCTCCTGCAAATACGCAACAACAGATTCATTTGGCTCATTGCTTCCGTCGCTAGTTGTCAAGGTTCCGTCAATGTCACACACGATAATTGGATTGTGCTCTGCTTTTGCAGTCTGGGACTGCGGAGCATTTGGAGGCGTGTTGTCTGGGGTCACGTCCGAGCCTTGTGGCGGGGTTGGCACGCCTTGCGGCTGGTTGGCGCTCGGCGGAGTGCCTCCGTCCGGAGCAGGCTGTCCTCCGGAGACAAGGTTGTTTAGGTACTTCATGTAAAGATCCATTGGCATATAGCCCTGCGGGGTTGGAATCCAGATTTGTTCGCCCTGTTCGCCAACGCCATCTTGACCGCGCTCACGAAGCGCGTCGTTGAGGCGAAGCCACGGGAGGCCGGCGAGTGCCGACTTGTAGTATGCGGACATTTCGCCCTGGCTCTGTCGCCCCATGTCGGTGTAGGCAAAGCGAAGGTTTTTGTCGTAGCGCCAAACAATTTCTCGGGTAAGGTACTCGGCGATAAGGTCCAGGAGAGGCGCAATGCCGACATCCTGCGTAAATGCTGCGCCCGTTTCCGAGCTGCTGCGGTTAACGTCAAACCCAATGCCGATGTCCTGTGGCTGAACGCCAAAGACAGCACAGATCTTTCGGGCAAGGTAGACCTGCCACTCCATGAACTGCATGTCGCGGTTAGAAGAGGCAAGTGGCATCCACTGAATGCCCTTCCCACCGCCGGTAATAGCAATCTGGCTTCGACCGGCGATCTCTGCGTCCCAGTATGCGCGGAACGCATCAACCTGGTCGGCGCGCACGCCTTCTCCAAGGTGAAGGACGCCTGGAGGCGCTGCGGCCATGACTGCCTTAGCGTTATATGCGGCAGCAGCAAGGTCTGACTCAATAGTTTCTGACAAAACCTCAAGTGGCGAAAGGCCAAGTGGGGTGTAGGTCACCGGGTTAGAGATAATGACAATCAGCTCGTGATTAAGGTAGCGCGCAACCTCTCGGCCGTCGGGGTCAAACTCGTAGTAGCGAGGCCTTTCCAGGTCAGTGCCGTCCCAAGCGGAGTCAAACACAATCTTTGCAGAGTCTTTTCCGTAGAGGCCGGCAATTGGCCGGTTTCCCGAGCCGATTCGACCACCCTTGGTTGGGACCACCTCAATAGCTCCCTGGTCAAGCACAAGAATGTCCTCAATGATTGGCTCCATGAGCGAACGGAACGATTCCATCTTTGCATTTGGCGTGCGGAAAAGGTCTTTAATTTCTTGGACTTTCCTTGGATTTACTGGGCTGTCGGAGTCAATGGCAACAATGTCCCACTTGGCGCGGCTGACCTGGGTGCGGCGAAGGTTGATAGCGGCGCGAATCCAAGGGTTTGTGCGCGACCAGCGACGGAGCTGCTGGGTGCTGCGCTTTGCATGGTGAGTAACGCCAGCAACGCCCCGGGCATAGGGGGCATCGTCGTACTCCGGGACTGTGCTCATGGCCTTATCGGATGTGCCAAAGCTAATGCCAACGCCGCCAAGGATGCGGCCAAAGAGTGACTGTCTTTCTGCCATTATGTCCTTCCATTTTTGCTACGACGGACAGCTGACCAAAAGATATCGTCGGTCATGCGCCGGTTAATAATGTCCTGCATCTCTGCTTTTGTGCAAGAGAGGACCCGTCTACCACCTCGATATCCTACCGTATATGGGGCAAGATACCTCCCCCACCAGGCTGGTGCAACTTGTCTGCCGTCGGAGAAGTCAACGTCGATAGTATCGTGAACCTCTGGTGGGGTCAAATGTCGTCCTCTTCAATGCCGTCAAGTTTGTCCTGCTCTTTAAAGGACTGCTCTATGTCAAGTTGGTGCTTTCGCTGCTGGGGAACGCTCTTCCTTGACTTCGCAAGGTTATCATAGCACCAGTGGCAAACATTGTATCGCTTTTGCCCCTTAGCCCGTGGAACCATTGGCTCTGGGACCAGTTCGTTTTCGTGATGCTGGCCAACTGGCCCTGCCATGATGCCACAAGAAGCGCATTGAGGGTGGGAGCGTTTGAGCTTTTGGTACGTCTCCAGGACCGGGGTAATGGTCTTGTGAAGTCGGATTAGGGCAGAGGCTAGCTCGCGGACCTCTCGTCCGCGCTCTCGTATTTCGTCGCACAGCACGCAGCTAAGCTGCTCGTCGTGCGGCCGGTGTTCAATGTGTTGGTCAATTTCCATAAGGAGATACTATCAACAGAATAATGGGTGGTGTGTGAAATACTGTTGTAGAATATCCATGTATTGTCCGCATGAGGCTTACTTTGGTAAAAAGTAACAATAATCTATCGCCTTCGGGTTGTAGTCTTGGCCCAATTTATTGTTCATAGAGATTAATATCTCATTGACGCAAAGATTCCGCGCCATCAGTATGGCTCGGTACCCTAGGGAGGTAAACGTGGATTTTAAGGTTTATACGAATGCCCTGAAAGCATACGAGGCGTCAAACGGCGACCTTTATGTTACCGGGACGACATCTTCGACAATCCGTGACCTGCATGGCGATGAGATGACACTCAACGCCATTAAGACCATGGCCGATACGGCCAAGCAGAACATGACGATCTTCCTTAACCACAATTACAACGTACCGCAAGACCTTTTTGGCTCCGTAAAGGACGCCCGCGTCGTAAAGCGCTTTGACGCCGAGACCAACTCCGAAGTTTACGACCTTGACATTGACGTCTTGGTGTGCAAAGAAGACGAGAACCCAGAGGCTATGCGCGCCTTTAAGGCTATTAAGCGCGGCGTTAAGCTTGGCTTGTCTATTGGTGCCCGGGTAGACCGTGTTTCAAAGAAAAAGGACGCCAATACCGGCGACGATACATACGTTATTGATTCTGTCAAGCTTATGGAAGCGTCTGTGGTTGGCATCCCGGCCAATCAGCGCTCATACCTTCAGAATGCCCTCAAGAGCCTAAAGGCTGCCGAGCAAGCTGGCGAAGTTGTGGTTAACCGCAAGGCCGAAGGCCTATCCACGGGTGATTTTGTCTCCTGGGGCTCAAGCGGCGGAACGGCTCGGGGGAAAATTACCCGCGTTGTTCGAGACGGCAAGATTAATGTGCCTGGCTCTGAATTTACAATTACGGGGACCCCAGAGGACCCGGCCGCGCTCATTAGGGTTTACCGAAAGGGCTCTGAGGGCTGGGCTGCAACGGAAACGCTTGTTGGGCACAAATTCTCTACCTTGCGCAAAATTGAAGCGCTTAAGAGCGCTCTAGATTTTGAGGGCCAGGTTGTTACTGTTTTTGACGATTCTGATGGCGACAGCTCGGATGCCGCCGGGACTAATAATTCCTTGGAGGAAACTCCTTCAGGAATTGAATCTGCGGCCAACGAGCCGACAGAGATCGACTCCAGCCCAGCAGTTTCGATTGACGCTGTAGAGGTTGTTGATGAATATGAGCAAAAGGGCGATGTGGATAGTTCCGCTAATTCCTTGCTCGCTGAAGGAGAAACTATCGTGGAAAGTGAAAAGGCCACGCGGGTCACCGTCACTGTCACGCAGAGCGATGACAAGGATAAGGTTAAGCCCGCACAAGAGAACCAGGCCGAAGAGGCCGATGGCGTGGAGGCTGAGGCCGCCGTTGCCAAGTCTGATACTGAGCCCGTAGCGGAACCAGTCGTCGAGGAGCCGGCCGTTGAGCCAGCTGTTGACGAGCCTGCCGCTGACGAGCCTGCCGCTGAAGAGGTCGTTGATCCGGCCATTGAAGTATTGCAGGCCCTTGGGGCTGTCCTTGTTCGTGCAAGCGCCACTGAGCGCGCGCGAATCATTTCTAAGGTCGCTGAGCTCGCCTCTGATGGCGAGCCTGAGGCTGTGGCTGTGGCTGAAGAGCCAACGCCCGAAGTTACGCCTGAGGTTGCGGCGGAGCCAGTTTTGGCCCCTGCGGAGCCTGAGGCGGAGGTTGCTGTCGAAGCTCCGGCTTCTGACGAGGTGACCGCTATCGCCAAGTCTGCGCTAGATGCAGCCTTTGCCGCTCAGCGGGAGGTCGCAGCCGTCAAGGCTCAGTTGACCGAACTGCTTAGCCAGAAGGCCACGGTCGAGGCTGATCTTGCAAAGGCACTTGATGTCGTCGGACGCTTGATGGATCTTCCATCCGGCCGCAAGTCGTATTCAGTTGCTTCAAACAATTCCGGGACGAATGCCCCTTGGCTTTCGCCTGTTATCCAGCGCATGCTGGAAAGTGAGGAGTAAAATCATGAGCGAACTTAACGAAAAGTTGCAGGACGTTCAGAAGGGCCTTGATGCCCTTGCTGATGCCCCGCACCTCGTCGGCCGTGCTGCCGATGAGTCAATCGACGTAGCCGATGCTTATGCTACGCAGCGCGAGCTTCGCAAGAAGTTCTCGAAGATGAGCCGCGCCGACCTCGGCGAGGCCCTTGACATTCAGGCTACCCGCGAAGCGGGCAAGCAGGCTTCGTCCGACATTCTTAACCGCCTTGCGGTTGCGAATCCGAACATTGCCAAGCTGCTCGATGCGAGCGGTGGCGCGGCTCTTATCCGACAGGATCTCGAGCCAATTCTTTACGCCTTGTTCGTAAAGAAGTTCCCATTCTTTGAGCGCATCCGCAAGGAGCCGGCAAACGGCCTCGTGCACGCGTTCAATCAGCAGTCAGCCTTTGGCGATGCAGTCTTCCAGACGGAGACCGGCACCGTTACGGACGACACGAACACCTATGCACGACAGACGACCAACGTGGCCGTTCTGGCGACCCGCCGTGGTATCACCCTGAAGTCGCAGTTTGCGATTACCCAGGGCGGCGCTCCGGGGCAGCAGGGCCTTTCGACTGAGCTTGAGGGTGGCGTAACCGCTATCGCCAAGAAGCTTCAGAAGACCCTCTTCCAGGGCAACTCGACGAACACCACCGGTGTGACCACCAACGAGCTCGGCGCATACGATGCGAACGGGTTTGACGGTCTCCGCAAGCTCCTTGGATCAGCGGCTGGCACTGCCCAGATCGCAACCAAGGGTACTGCTGCTTATCTTAAGACGATCAACGAGAACGTCGCCAGCATCTTGAATGCCGGTGGCAGCCCCTCAGCGATCCTCTGCTCGCCTACGGACTACGCCGGTCTTGTGAACGAAGTGACGAACCTTGTTCGTTACAACGCTCCAGGGCAGTCGGGTAACGTAATGGGTCTTACGCTCGGTTCCGTTGTCACGGCCGCTGGGGAGCTTCCGCTCCTTTCGGTTCCTGGCGACAGCATCGGGAATTATACCGTGAGCTCGGTTGATAGCCGCGACATGTATGTCATCGACGAGTCAGTCTGGTCGATGCCTTACCTTGGGTCGGACTCGATCACCACGCTGGAGATTCCAGTGGGCGTGAACGGTTCCCTTTCCCGTCTTTACATCATGTACTGCATGTACGGTCTTGCAAACAAGGCCCCTCAGTTCAATGGAAAGATTCGCGTAGCCGTCTAATCTAGGATACCTTCGGGTAAATGAAGAGGGGCGGGGGAGACCCCGTCCCTCTTCTTTTTGGAGTCCACTATGGCAAAACGAAGAAAAAACCGGAAGATTGAGCACCACGAGCTAATGGCAAAGAAGGCAATTGCGTTTGCTATTGCCAACAACCCCTCTTACCTGGTAGAAATTACTTGGGAGTTTGGTAACAAAATTATGCTTTCCGACGATTCGGTTCTTGAGTTTAAGAACGGAAGGGCCAAAGTCCCGCTCGCGCTTCTTTCAGAGGTGGAGCGACACGGGTGCAAGCGCGCCCAATAAAAGGAGAAAACCATGGTTGACCTTAATAGCATTCTTGGAAAGTCCGAAGACAAGTCTGAGGAGAAGGCCGTAGCGGCCGCTGCCCCAGCCGTTGTGGCCCCGGTCGCCGTGGCCCCTGTCGTTTCCACCCCAGTTGTAGCTGCTCCAGTTGGCGACAAGCCAGCAGTTGGCAGTGGCTGGGAAGTTGCCCCAGGCATTTGGCAGATTGTCGTCCCCGTAACGGGCTCGTTCACTCTTCCGGACGGCCGATGGGTTCGTCCAACTGAGCAGGATGGCGTTTCGCGCGCTGCTGTGCCAGTTGAGTGGATTGAATACGTAAAGGCTCTTGGAAAGTAATCGTAGGCGGGACGACGTGGACCGCCGCCATATGAAAGGCGGATCGTAGCAACATGGCAAGTCTTGTCAAAATAGGCGTCCCGAATATTATATCCGACATCTCGACGTACAACCGCGTAGAAATTGGCCGTGCCAATAACGAAACGGATGCTACGTCGAGAACGGGTACTTGGAGCTCCATTGGCTATCAGGCCCTAGTTGCGAACGTTGGAACATACGATTACGTCGACAATGACGGCACATCTGTTTCGTGGTATTCCTATCGTTTGAATAACAGCAGCACCGGCGTAAACGGCTCATACTCGACCCCGGCCCCTGGCCGACACTTTGGATACCTTGGCGTCGATGAGTTTCGAGAGTACGAACTGGGAGACCTGACAAACCCAGACGGTACAGAGCTTACCGATAATAAGATTCGTCAGGTCATTAAGGTTGCTAGCTCGCTTGTTGACTCTTACGTTGGCTATACGTTTGACCACCGAAGCTCAACAGAGAAGCATCGCTGGGACCAGAAAACCCGCAGGATTTACCCGGTCCATCGATCTATTATCTCCGTTGAAAACGTAAGGGTGTACGTGAGCGCTCAGCAGTCTGCTGCATTTACAGTTAATGACATTTTCATTAACTCTGATCGCGGGTACGTCGAGATTACCTCCCTCGCCAACGTGACCTACTCGCTCTTCCCGGCAATTGTTGCCCTTGGAATGATTGAGCCGGTTGTTGAAATTACCTATACCCATGGGGCGTCGGTTCCGCCGCAGGACATCAAAGATGCGACAGCCCTTGTCACTGTTGAGCTTTTGGCCCGCGACAGCCTTGCCAAGCAGGGCCTCCAGGCAATTAGCCGCCTCCGCGTCGGTGAGATGGAAATCTACTCTAACGAGGCTGGCCAGGGTGGCTCACGAGCAAAGAGAGACCCAGCTGCTGCAATCCCATTGGCAGCAACAATGCTGCTAGATCAATACATCAGGCCGGTTATTAAATGATTCCAGGCTTCAACAAGATTATCTCGCTTACCCGACCAGGCCTTACCGGGCAGGACTCAATTGGAAGTCCGGTAATTACTAATGCTGCTGTCTGGACAAAGAACGGTCACTACCAGCAGGCATACCACCAGGAGAACATTGGCCCGGCTGGACGCTCGGTAAAAGACGTGTACAAGTTCTGGCTGCCGTTTGCTCGCGGTGAATACCGGCCACAGGTCAACGACATTCTTACGGTTGATGGTAAGAACTTTTCCGTCGTTGAGACTGGCCAGGAGGCCTTGAACCATCACCTTCTAGTGGTAGCCAGGATTACTGAATAATATGGCAAAAGGTGAAGTTACTTTTAATATCAAATCGGCAGAAGAAAGTCTAAGGAAAGTTAGGAAGGTTCTCACGGAGTCAACAAAAGAACTAGAGCCTGCATTTGCGGGTGCCGCCGTCAAGATCGTTACTGATGCGGTATATGGTGGCCCCTCAAGCCTTGCCGGAATGGCCTCCGACCTTGCCCCGGTTGACACTGGCGCATTGGTTGCCGGTCTTGAGTCTCCAGACTCCAATGAATCCTTTGATAAAGGCAGAACATCGCAAAGCGTGTTCTCTGTTTCCCCTGTGGGCAAACGTGGCGTTCAATATGTTTCCGTGACATATGGCACAGATCCGACGGACAAGGACGGAATGCCTTACGCTGAAGCAGCTCCTGGCGACTTTCTTTCTGCTCCAGCAGCAAAATTTCGCGGCCAAATGCAATCCATCGGCAACGAAATCTCTCGATCTATTGCGGCTATTATTGCATCAAACCTAAAAGTTGCCACGGCTAAGGGCGGCGGCTACGTTCCAGCCAAAACAAAGCTAAGCACCTGGGGCGTAGTAAAGCTTATAGAAAAGTTTGGGACCGCGCCCATTGAATCAGCCAGTGGCCGTGGCTACGGCTACCGAAAACTTGCATCAATGTCGCGGTCCCGGTACCGGCGCATTATGAGCCAGCGACGCTCCCGGCTTAAGTAAGTCGAATCAAATACTCAGCGGTCACGCCGTCCTTGTGCTGGAATAGCAGCCACTGGCACGGCTCTCCGGCAGAAGCAAGCAGCTCCTGAGCGTAGGTGTTTGAGCTCTCGGTCGAGCCACCGCTCCAGTGGGTAATCCCATTGAGGTACATGCGTGTCGGGGTGTGGAAGTGGCCAGCTGCGCTGTAATCAAACGGCGCCACGGTCATGTTCCATCCCTGAAGCTTCTTGCCAAAGCCGTACCAGGGGAAGCCGGCAAATCCGCCGGAGACCTGATCCCCGTGGAACAGGAACCAAGTCTTTCCCTTGACTTCGTCGGTTGCAAACCAGGCGCGCTCGCCCTTGGCAAGAGTTTCAACCCACTCAACGTTCTTCTGCTCCTTTACGAGCATTGATGCAATCCGGTACATCATCGCGTCAGCGTTTGATTCCGGATGGAACGTTCCCTTTCGGCCAAGTCGTCCGTGGTTGCCAATGACCCCAACAACCTTGACATGCTCAAAAGAGCCAGCAAGCTTGCGAATCAAGTCGGCAAGGATTTCTCCGCCGTGGAATACCTGGTTGTACAGGGACGCATCAACCAAGTGAGCCTGCCCAGGGAAAATATCTTCCCCCTCAATCAGGTCTCCAAGGAGGTATACGCGAACTTCCTTGACCGGGTGTGCCTTCCGCTGGATTTCAACCAGCTTCTGCACCTTCTCTGCCAACTGCGCAATGCGTTCTGCGCAGACTTCAGAATTGTAGGTTGGGGTAATCTTGCCAAGCTGCCAATCGGACAAAAGCAACACAGCAACCTCATCTTCGGCCTTTCGGGTGTCCGCCTTTGGCGGAGTAACCGGCTTAAGATTCATTGCCGCCGCTGCTTCGTGTGCGGCTTGGTACACCGCCTGAATCAGCTCCTGCTTTGCAAGGTCCCTGTCGTCGAGCTTTCGCAGCGCCTTGCGATGGGCTGCCTTAAGGCGCTCAATCTCCGAAGTTGCCTCGTAGGCGGTTACTTCTCGTTCGGCAATTGAGCTAATGATATCAATGTTCTTTGACATTGTCACCCTTTCTCGCAGCGTTCCCGGGATTACGCTTGGCTTGCGGCCGTTTGTGATCCTGCGATCAATAAACGTACGCTGACCATTTAGCAATCGGCCCCGCTGGAGGCTGTAGGAATTAAACGTTCGATCTGGGTAGATCGCAACGAACTCCTCATACTCAAGACGGACTGCGTCTTGCTTCTCTTGGGATGTCCAGTTTCGATATGAAGATGTAGCCACAGTGACTACTTCTTAGAAACTAGGGTCTTAGCCGGGGCCGCCTTGGTAGGGGCCGCCTTGGTAGGGGCTGCCTTCGCTGGGGCTGCCTTCTTGGCCTTTGGGGCTGCCTTCTTCGTCTTTGGGGCCGGCTTGCTCTTCTTTGTGCTGAAAAAGCCTTTGAGAGTATTTACAAAGCTCATGTTCTTACCCTTTCTATGTTCAAAAACCAAGCTTGTGCTTGGCTGATGCGAGCATACCACACAAATCGTAGGTATGTCCAAATCAGTGTGGTCGCAGATTGCAAAAACGTAGATTCTTGTTGACTAAAAAGATACTATCCAAAGCATGAATGGCGTGTACGAAACCTTTTTTAGCACCCTAGGCGGGGACGCCACCCTGCAGACTCTGCTGGGCGGCACAAACACGGATAAAAAGGTTTATCCAATCAATTTTACGGGTAAAAGCGGCGCTCCAGCCATTCGAGTAGCTATTTTGGGCGGAGGCAGCGATATTGGGCTTGCCATTGACCGGCCTATTGTAGACATAGTAATCGTGAGCAAATTGAGCGCCGCAGAGATTAATACTATTGGCAACCGGGTCGATGTGTTGCTTAATAGGAACCGACTGGCGGGCCCAGGTGGGGTTGTTCTCCACCTATCCCATAAAGTTACGCAACGGGACTTTTTCGATGACCCGAGCTTGGAATACCGGCGTGTGATCCGGTACAGCGTCATCAAGACATAAGGGAGAAATAAATATGCTTACACTTGGATCTGGTGTAGTCAAGGTGGCGTTCTGGAAGTCCGGAGCGGTCATTAATCAGACGAGCACCAACTACTTTGGTACGACCGGTGGCTACAACGCCGCTGGCGAGCTCGTAACGGTTGGCGAAGTCGGCGGCGACGTCGAGTTCGACATTAACTTCCAGGAGCGAGAGTTCTATGGTCAGTCCAACTTCCCAATTGCCAAGGCGTTCTTCGGCGGTAAGGCCGATATTCGCGCACGTGGCGTTGAGATTAACTGGGACAACGTAAAGAACCTCTTCCACGTTTCGCTCGGTGAGGGCACCGACCTTAGCTCAACCGTTTATGGCAACGCCCATGACGACTTTACCGGTGGCTCGTACTCGGTCAACTTTGACCCAGACGGCGGCCGCCCGAACGCCAGCATTGCAAACGTGACTGCCCTCATGGGCCTGCCACGACCGCTGTACGTTAAGTTTGAGCACATTCGCTCGGACGACCCTTCAAAGTCGGTGATTATTCACCTACCGAAGGCATACAGCATGCAGCTCATGATGCCGTTCACCCGTGAAGACATTGCCCGACAGGACATTGACTTCTCGGCTGTTGTTGACCGCGATTGCGTCACGACCGTTGGTGGTGCTAAGACCCCAGCAGTTGTGCTGATCTCGGCGTAATAGAAATTTAGGGGGTTACGAATATGTTTACACTTGGTAGCGGCCGGCTCCAAATCGGTACTTGGATTTCCGGTGGTCTTTATACTCAGGTTGCGGGCGTCGCCGTAACCCCCTCAACTGCTAGCGGCTCCGTCCCAGCCGGCACGTACTATGTACGTGTCGCTGGGCGGAACGCTGCCGGTACGGCAACTCCGTCGGCCCCGCTGACGGCAATCCTTAGCGCAACCGGGAAGCTTGATGTTTCCTGGACCGCGCTTTCCGGCGCCACAACGTACGACGTGTATGTTGGAACCGTTTACAACTACGAATGGCTTCACACCAACACCGCCTCAACAACGGCCAGCATTACGGCCATTGTTGACCCAGCTAGCGCAGCCCTTGCTCAGTACCAAGGCATGCAGGACATTGGCGAAATTGGTGGCGACGTTGAGTTTGACATCTCCTTCCAAGAGCGTGAATTCTTTGGTCAGTTTAACTTCCCTATTGCTAAGGCACACTTTGGTGGCAAGTCAACCATCCGCGTCAGCGGACTTGAGCTTGACCCAATGCGCTTCTCGCGCCTCTTTAGCACTACGCTGACCCATAATGGCTCGACAAGCATCTACCCAGGCACGTTGAACTTCCGCGAAAACCTTAACTTTGGTACAGCGGCTGTCAACCCACTTGACTTGTCGATGCTCCGCAACCGACCGGTTCGTGCAGTGTTCACGCACATCCGCTCAGATGATCCATCCAAGTCGGTGGAGATCACCGGCCATAAGGTTTGTATCTATCAGCACAACATTCCGTTTACACGAGAGGACATCATCAAGGTTGACCTTGAGTTCAACCTTCAGTATGATTCCAGCACGGCGCAAATCGTGACAATCACGGCTTAAGCCGCCGAGCTTTTAGCGGACCCCTCCGGGGGCCAGGAGTGTTCAGATGGCAACCCTTAATCAAGTACGCCCAACGCGCGTACTCACCCTCAACGACCTCGCGGACATTGAGGATAAGTTTGGAGGCCTTGACAAGGTCGACCTTACCAAGTTCACTGTACTTCGTTATATCCTTTGGCTTGTCCTTCGCAAGGATGACAACAAGATGGATGAGCGCGCGGTAGGTGACAAGTTCTCGCTCGATACAATGCGTGACGAAATCGACAAGGTGCTTCGCTCAAGCGGTCTCATCGGCAACGATGAGGGTGGCGTTTCCGAGGGAAAAGCTCCGGAGGCGTAAGCTGGGGGGAGATCGACTGGGGGTCGATCATGGCTTCTTATGCAGATGCCTTTGGTTATACCCCAGCCGAGTTCATGCAACTTACGCTTCCACAACTTAATGCATACGCAAAGTATGTTGAGAAGCGTGATGAAGCGATGAAGGGCGAAACCAAAAACACCTCCGGTAAAAATAAGGCGAAATTCGCCGATGGTTCTTCAGGGATGAAAACAGTTGGGTCTCTGGAGCAAATGATTTCGGTCTTCGGAAAGCCGGGGGCCTAGCGGGGGGTAAAGGCAGTGGCCGAGATTGATAATGTAGCACGGGTTGGCATATCGCTTGACTCTGCCGCATTCCAGGACGGTGTAGCCCGTACGCTCCGCGACATTGACAGGCTTCTCAGCGGCCTTAAGGCCTTGCAGTCTGCGAACAAGCAAATCTCCCTTGCGTCTGGCGGCCTACTCGGCAGCGGATCGAAGTCCCCCGTTGCCGGATTTGCAAAAGACATTACTCGCACGGCGATACCGGCTCTGCGCGACATGGAACGCAATGCGATCCGTGTCGGCGGGGCCGTTCGTCGTTCTATGGAGGAAATGTCCCGACTAGCCGCAGCTTCGGAGCGTGTCCAGCGCCAAGCTCAGCGAGTCTCCTCCCCATCCTCCTCAGGCATAGTTCAAGACGCCAGGATTCGCCGTGGCCAAGAGGCAAGCCTACGAGCCTTGATGGCAAAGGCCGAGCGCCAGGGGTTCCGCATTGAAAAGACCAATGGCGGACACTTTGCTGCCTACCCGCCAGACAAGTCTAAGCAGATAGTCTTCTTCCCATCTACCGGAGGCGACCGCAGAAACGTTCAGAACATACGCTCGCAGCTGCGTCGATCTGGGTATGTTGATGACGTGGAGAGCGATAGGCCTGCCCGAGCACCTAAGCGTGCCGCAACACCAACGCCAGTCCCAACCCAAAGCTTTGTTGACCCGCGCAGCACTAGTGGAAAAATAGAGGCAAGGTATGTTGTTCGGGCACTTGAGGAGCTTGTTACTTCACGATCCAGCGAATACCCACAGTATCTCCAGCCACGTGCCCGTGGTGGCGCTGGCCGAGCTGAAAGCGTTGCCTCTCGCCAGCTCATTGAGGAGATCTCCGGTCGATTTGACCCAACGCAGATTTTCTTTAAAGGCCCAAACCTTGCAGAGGGAATTGTTGCAACCGTTCGATCTGAGGCAGCTAAGGCTGCATTGGTTCTTTCTGGCAATGCCCGTACGCTTGGCATGCAGCAACTTGCTTCCACCCCGGCAGGTCAGAAGCAAATCAATAAAGCAGTTGCGGAGTTTATCACCGCTAACCCGGAGGCACTTGGCGGTACGGCTGGCGTAGCAAGAGCCCTTAAAGAAGCTTTAAAGATCAAAGAGTCTGGCAGGACTCCAGTTATAACGCGAGAGCTTGTAACAAGCCTTGAAGGCCTTGGCCCACGCGAGGGCGCACGCCTTGGCCACATGCTTAACACTGGTACCGGCATGACCGAAGCAGAAACGGCGCAGGCGATTGCTAGGACTATCGCGCGTATCCCTGGCGGCTTTGAGCGCGGAAACGTTGGCGCCACAATTCGCAAAGGTGGACCAGCCGTTGAGGAGCTAAAGAAGCTCGTTCTTGCCGAGCTTCCAACGTCGGAGATACGTGCAAAATACCAAACCAAGAAGGGGGAAACCTCTAGCCCAGCGATAAATACGCTCATGGAGAGGGTGCTGCTCTCTACGGCATTTGGCAACAACGCCGCAACCGAAAGTATGATTGGCAAGATTCTGGAAGGTGAGCGCGGCGGCATTCCAGCGCCGCTACTAAGAGAACTTCACAAGGCGGTTGGGCCACAGCTGCAACTTCGAGGCAGGATTGGGGCTGGAGAGATCCCAGCCGGAATGGACCCGATTTACAATGCGCTCCCAGAGGCAATTGAGCTGATCAATGCTGCCCAGGCGGTGGCCGGGGGCGCAAAGAGGATGGGAAAGGTTGCTGGCAATCTTGCAGAAGCTAGAAAACTTATTTCCGCGCAAACAGCTGCCTTTGGAGAGCCGTCCGCCCAAGGCGTTGAGCTTGCCTCAAGCATTCTTGCAGCTGGCCGGGGCCTTCCTGCATTCTTTGCCGGCCTTTCTACCTATGGCGGACGCGCAACGTCTGCAACCCAAGGCGGCATGGGGCTTGACCCAAGCGCAATCACAGCAGACCCACGTGTCGCATTGCAGATTGCACAAGAGGCAGCCGCCACCATGCTTGCCGGACTCAAGTCCGGCTCGAGCAAGGGCGCTAAGGGCGTTGAGCGTCTTATCCAAGAGGCCGTTGAGGGCGCAATCCAGGCTTCTGCAGCCCGAGACCCTGGATATCTTGGCTCAGCGCCTCCAGCTTCTAGCGGCGGCGGCGGATCTGGCGGAGGGAAAAAGCCACCGCGCAGTAGCAGGGGAAATATGGAAGACCCTCCAGAGGAGGAGCCAGAAGAGCCTATTGCAATGCGCCGCCCAGAAAGCTCGCGCGCCTATCGCCTTAATGAGCGAGCCGTCGGCACTGCTCGCGGCTCAGCAAAGGCCCGAGCAGGCGGATATCTTCCATATGAAGAGTCTAGCCCCGCCCGCCAGGCGCAGCTAAATACAAACCTAACCCGGGGATATTTAAAGCTTACCGAGGGTCTTATCAGGGTTTCTGAGCAGGGAAGCCATCCCTTGGGGGCAACGCATATTGAGGGCATGCTTAAAGAGCTTAATAACGCATACTCCCTTATGGGCTCTCGCGGGCTGCAGGTTCCAGAACTTTCCCAACACATGGCGATTGTCAGCAGCGTTCTAAAGAAACTTGGGATTGATCCTGAAACTGTTCCAAATTCAGTTTCTGGCGCGGCCATACCAGGGTCGGCTGCCGTCACAACAGCCGCCACAACGGCGGCCACAACGGCGGCCACAACGGCGGCCACAACGGCGGCCACAACGTCGGCAACATCCGCTGCGACCACCGCTGCAAATCAAGTAGCGACAGCAACGGCTGCCACAACGGCTGCTGCAATTGTTGCCAAAACACCTGCAATGCAGCGCTTTGAGCGCCTTATGCTCGGTCGTAGCGTCGCCATTGGGCCGCGCACCGCCAACACAAAGTTTATGACAGAGGCCGTTGAAGGCGTACTGCCAGGTATCACCGAGGCGTTTAAGCCCTTCCTGGAAAAGAACTTTGCATCTCAGATTTTGCAACACTTTAAGGCGTCGTTCCGTGGGCTACCTGGCGAGAGTGAAGGTTTGCAGGGGCAGACAAGCACCGGAGCATCTTCCGGGTTCCTGGAGATTGGGAACCTAAACCGAGGCTCGGGAGCCATTCTTCGTACTGCAATCCATGAAATTGCGCACGGTGCATTTGAGCGGATGAGAGAAGGTGGTTATCAAACGCCGGCCACGACAATGCATTACGGGCCAAAGGGAGAAAAACTTGGAGAAAAGAGCCCGGCGACAATTCTTGCTGCTGAAGGTGGCAGAGGAATTAGCCATGCTGACCCAATGTTCTACCAACTCCAGGCAGAGATTTCAAAAAGAACCGGTGGCCTCCTTGCCAATCTTGCATTCCACCAATATGCCCAATCGCGGCCGCAAGGCTTCAATACCCCCGGGCTTGGCGTTGGCATTGCCGCAGCGCAACTCACACCACATCTTCAAGAGCTAGCATTTAAAACTAAGCCCTCGCTTGTCTCCGCCTCAACCCTCTTTACTGAGTTTGCTACCAAGATTCATGAAACCGCAGCAAAGGTGCAGGGTGGTGGGGCTCCAATCCAAGAGCTGCTTGCCCAAGTTTCGGCAGGAATTGGAGAGCTTGGCAAGTCTTCCAAGATGTTCCCAAAGACCTCGTTCCTTGAGATTGCTTCTATCCTTTCTGAAACCATCCGATCATACGGAGAGGGCGGCATTCGGTCTGGGGCTGCCAAGCAATTCCAGGGCCTTAACATGCCGTTTGAACAGGCCCTGCAGCGTGCGTTTATCCAGGCTACCGGCTCGCTGCTCAAGCCAGGAAGCGAGCTTCGTGGCATAACTGGTATCTCCAATCGAACACCGGAAATGATGGCCGCGTTCATGGCCAACGCATCAGAGGCCGAGAAGCAGGCTGTTGCCATGGCCATCAACCCAGAAGCATTTGAAAAGATTATCAAGGGGCAAAAGCCCGGAGTAGCCGCAGATGATCCCGGGGTTCAGCAGCAGCTCAACGAGCTTACAAAGACCATCCTTCAGGCTACCGTTTCACAGATCAATGCCGAAATTGCCCAAAGTGGCGCGCTAGTACAGAAGGGCAGTCTCGTTGGCATGCCACTGCCAATAACCCGCCGTGGCGGTTTCTTGCCTGCCGGTGCCTACCCAAATGAATCTGGCCCTCAGTTCCGCCTGCCAGGCGGTGAGCCTGTGTACAACATTCCACCTGGAGGTTCACTTGTGCCGCTCAGCGGCCAACCTATTGATTTTGTTGAGAGGGCTCGCCAAGAAGCCGAGGCTCGTGCGGCCCGAATGCGAACTGCATCAGCGTACGGGCGCAGTATATTCGAGCGTTTTATCCCAGGTGTTGGGCAATACCGAGAGGCCCAAATAGAGTACGGCGGCCAGGCATTACGCTCTGCAGAAACCAAGCAGCAAGCGGTTGCGGAGTTCCAAAATAATGCCAAGGCGGCAGAGGCAGCCAGAGCCGCCAACAGCCGACTTAATCTTGTCATCCAAGATGGTCGCGTTCAATTTGGTCAGCTAGCAAATGTTTTGACCCAGGCAAATACCGGATTGACACAATCCGTAACCGGCGTTCTTTCGCTTGGTCTTTCGTTTGCCATTGGCCAGCAGGCAATCTTTGCCTTTGCCGGCGGAATCCAACACCTCATGGGCGGCATCATTGGCTTTAACGCCATGCTTGAGTCCGCCGGAGTTGGATTTAATACACTTTTCAAGAATGCAGGACGCAGCGTAAGGGAAGCACAGCGGGAAACAGAATCAACAATTCAAACCCTTAAAGACTTTGCCAACGTCACAAACTTCAGGTTCGGTGACCTTGAGGTTGCAGCCGTCCGCATGCAAGCATTCGGCTTCGAGGTTGACTCAGTCAAGGCAAAAGCGCAAGGGCAAATGCCGATTCTTGAGGCATTTACAAATCCATACTCAACAAACGGTCTTAAGGAGTTCCGTGGAGCGCTTGTAAACATTGGAGATGCCGTTGCGGCACTCGGTGCCGAAGACGATAAGCTCCGCCGAGTAACGTACGCACTCGGACAAATGAACTCTGCTGGACGCGTCTATCAAAACGACATGATGCAGCTGGCAAACGCTGGTATCGCCGGATATGAAATTCTTGCTAACGCTTTGCTTGCGGAGCTTGAGCGAACTGGGCAAACCGCTAGCGCAACATACAAGAAACTGCTAAACCCACAGTCCGCCATCGAAGAAATCCGCCGCCTTGCTCGCATCGGCGCCCTTTCCGGCCCCGGCGGCGTTCAGGCGATCCTGCAGGGGTTGGAGGCAAAATACGGCGGTGGAATGAAGGCATTCTCCAGAACCTTCCAAGGAGCAATGACCACGGTTGCGGATACGTCCCAGTCGCTTGTTGCAACAGCGTTTAATCCACTGTTCTCGGTTATGCGAGACCTTCTTGCTGGAACAAAGGCTCAAGAGTTTAACGACGGCCTTGCAACATTCCTCCAGGGCGAAGAGGCAATAAAAGCATCTCAACTATTCGCACGTTCAGTTAAAACTGTTGCGGAGGCAATCCGATCTGGCCTCCCAGAGGGGCTTAGTGTCGCCGGCGGCTTTATGGATGCCGTGCTTAAGACACTTGGGGGCATCGGCGGCGCAGTAACGGCCAGCGGGGGTCCTCTAAACGCATTTATTACCTCCTCGGTTTCTGGATTTAAGGCAATGGCCGAGATCCTCTCTAATGATGTTATCCGCAAGCTTGGCGCATCGATTATTGTTGCCAGGGCCCTGTTTGGATTTATCAGTAGCAACCCGCTTGTAGCAACTCTTGGAGCCAGCACGGCCCTTGTTGGGTTCCTTGCTAACGCCTATGAAAATAACCAGTACGGCGTTCGCTCTGCTTTTGACCGAGCTGCCCCGGGCATCCTTAGCTCAGCGGATTCAATCGCCAATTCGGTAATCCCAGGAGTCTCATCAGCCGCAGCCGCATCAATCGGGACGCTTGCCGCTACAATTGCCTCGGCACTTTCCACCGCAATGCCAGTCATTGACGGAATCTTGGCCCTCTTTGCTGGGATAATGAAGGTTATTGAGCCTCTTGCTCCGCTCTTTGGTGTGCTCTTTGCTGGATTCGTCGGCGGAAAACTTCTGGTTGATGGCCTTGCCCTTGCAATGACAAAGTTTGCAAGCGCTACTGCCAGGTCCGCAGAAAAAATGGAAAAACTCAAAATCAGCATGTTTGCATTCAAGGCCCTTGGTGCCGTAGAAAGCTATGGCCTGGAGCGTCTTGTTCCTATCCAAAGGCAAGACCAAGACGGGAACCTTGTCGCATCTGGATTCGGCGTTGACGATACGCCGGGAAAAACCATCACATCTCCGGCGCTTGTGCGCGCCATTGCATTCATAGAAGCCCTGGGGGCCTCTAAGGGTGGTCGAGAATTTATTGCGCCATCCGGCGGGGTAGATTCAGTTCTCAATACTGGCGTTGACATAGATTACGCAGCTCAACGATTGGCGGAACTAAAGAAATACAGCATAGACGACCCAAAGGGATACAATGACTTCCTGGACAGCGTAGGCGCTAGCGAGCGCGCGCAAATTGAGCAAGCACTTGCCGCAGGACTAGAAAGCGTTACCAACAGAGTTAGGGGTTTTGGAGAAAGACTTTCCGCAGCAAGCGGAAAGCTCGCTAAGCTCGGCATTATTATTGATGCAGTTAAGTCTCGCATGGGCATGCTGGGCGGAATCCTAAGCGGTTTGGGCATGTTCGGCAGCATTGCCTCTAACCTTCTCGGTCTTGACGAGAGCATTTCTACTGTCTTTAACAATATGATGATGGTTGGAATAGCAATAGAGTCCTTGCACGGCGCTTTCATTGCTCTTACTGCAGCCACAAACGCGCAGATCGCAGCGCTTACCTTTGGTATTGCTGGTGCGGTCATGGCGTTGGCCTTCCTTACTGGAGAGCTTTCAAAGGCAGCGCAAGCGGCATTTAACAGTAACCCAATTAACACAAGGGCAAAAGTTGTTACCGACACAAGGACCCGCCTTGAGGGCCAGGTTGGAAAAGACAAGGCAAAGGAGATGTTCCCGGAGCTCTATGCCGAAGAGCGCGGAGTCCTTGATGACCTTGAAACGTGGTTCAGGCGCACAGTTGCCCTCATGGGAGCAAACGCTGACCCTCAGGGCGCTGCTGCCAGATACGACACGCAACTTAACAGAGAATTGGTTGCGGACAACGATCCATCACGAGCTCAGCAATGGCTCCGAGACAACCCTGCGTGGTCCATGTCCACAACTGGCATTATGGGCCAACTGGAACAAGTGCAGCAAGACAAGATCAAGCAAATGCTTCGAGAGGGGTTCTCGCCTGACGAAGTAGCAAAAACTATGAACTTGGATCAGGCATATGTTGAAGAGCTCTATGCAAAGTGGTATGGCGCTGGCGATGCCGAGGCAACAAAGTACATCAGCCTGCTTACCAAAGCCCTAGACGCCACCGGAGAGCTCCTGCAGCAGGCGCAAGAGGCAATGCAGAAGGCAATGGAAGCCTTCCAGACACCGCTCAATCGCCTCATGTCCCGAGCACAAGTCGCCATCCAGGCACTGTTTGAAGAAGAAAAGAAGCAGCTCGAAAACGAGCGAATGAATGCTCTTGCAAACGTAGAGGTTCTCTACAACGGTGAAATGATCCGCCTTGGCGTCCTTGAGCAGCAGTACGAGGCGTTGCAAGAGCAAGCAAAGCAGATGGAAAAGCTGCAGCAGCTTGAAGAGTCTAGGACCAAGGCATCAGAGGCCGCCCTTGACATGTTTGATGCTAGCGTTGATCCGCTGGAGCGCGCCCGCGCCGCGCGAGACGCCGCACGTGAGCTATTCAAAGATGAGCAGCGCGCACGTCTTGACTCAATGGGGGCCGCCATCCAGTCCGGCAAGACCAGCTCTGCATACGTTGGGACTACCCAATTCTACGACGAGAAGGCCAGGGCGCTTGAGCTCGATCAGGCAGAGCGCAGCCGCGTCATGCAGGAGCGCATTGACGACCTGCTTAAGAAGATCCAGGAAGGAAAGATCAGCAAGTCCAAGGCATCTACCGAGCTTAAGGACATCTTTGGCGACGTTGGCCTTGACCTAGAGGTTGCTTCTGCCCAAGGTTACTCCTTCATGGAATCGTTCTCCTCTGGCTTCATGGCTGCGTTGCAGGCAAACATTAACTCGACCTTTGCCGCCCTTCCTAAGGCCATTACTGCCGCCCTAAACGTCCTGTCGCAATCTGCTGCGTACAAGAAGGCACAAGACGCGCTGAACGCCATCATGAACCCAGACTCGGAAACAAGAACCATCAAGGGTCAGACCATGGTGGACTTGCTTAAGGCACGTATTTCTGATGCTAAGAACCTTCAAACAAAGCTCCGCGAATACTATGCCCTGGTTAAGCCAGAGGTTGGCGGAAACGACCCAGAGCGGGTAAAGCGCTTTAACCAAATTGGCCAATTCCTTGCGCAGCTCGAGCGCATGCAGAATGTCTATACCCCGGGCGGCAAGTACACGAGCGGCCAATACGACGATTTGAATACTGGGTTTATGGAGCAGTTCCAGACCCTCCTTCAAATGGTTATGGCTGGTCTCTCTGGCTATAACCCAGACAGGAATAGGGCTATGGGCGGGTCCCTCTCAAGCGCCACCAGCTATATGGTTGGCGAGCGCGGACCAGAGATGCTTACCATGTTCCAGCGTGGTGGTGGGTACGTCACCCCGAACCACAAGCTCCCACCGGCCCTTAAGTCGTCCGCTGGCGCCTTGCGAGCCGGCACATACGGACGCGCGGTTGGTGGCTATGTTGGATGGGGCAAAGGCATCATGCCTCAAGACAGCACCGGAGATCCAACGCCAGGACCAACGCCGGAGCCATCATGGGAGCCAACCCCGACACCAACACCGACGCCAACTCCTACCGGAACGCCATCCCCGACCCCGACACCAACACCCGGTCCAACGCCAACAACCGGCGGCGATCCGTGGGGGCTGTTCCCGTTTAATTTTAGGATGTATACCAAGTGGATCAACTCGGTCATTCCACTTGGCGGCATTGGTCGAATCTACGGCGGACCAAATGGCGAGTTCACTGGCTATAACAGGGGCACAACGACTCCGTTTGAGGAAGATGACGCCTTTGCCGTAGTCAAGCGCCCAAGCTGGTGGGACCGATTTAAGAACGATATTGGCGTTCGGAAGATTGCCCCATTCAATTGGGAGGGTCCTGGAAATATTAAAACATGGTCGCCGAAGAGCGGCTTTGTTCCGGGCATAAAGGTTGAAGGCCCTGATGGAAAGATAAAACTTAAGCCTGGCAACGCTATAAGTAAGAGCGCCGCAAACGTTATGGCCCAGGCGTTTAGGGGTACCGCCATCCTCAGTACAGGCATGAGTTTCTTTGACATTTTGGGCGCTAGCGAGCGCGGAGAGTCTCCAGCTCGTGCCTGGGTGCGCAATATTGCCATGAATGTTGGCGCACTTGCCATGGCAGTTCCAAATGTTGCAGGAGTAGTAGCCAGCGGCGGAATGGCAACCGCAGGAATGTTTGCTGCAAATGCGGCGGTTGCCACTGCCCTAGACGCGATTTCTGGCAGTGTCTATGACCTCCTCTTTGGCAACGTCTGGGATGGAAAGCAAACACAGCAGTCTATTGATATGGGCCAAGAGAGGTCTTTGGGCTTCTTTGGCGACATCTTTAATTACAATAAGGGCTTCAACCCTGCTCCGAAGCCAAGTCTAACACCAGGAAACGAGCTTCTGAATTTGCCAAGCCCAACCGCAATGCCAAAGATTCGCTTTGGTGGCGGTCGAGCTGATGGCGGACCGGTTGACGTTGGCCGTGGTTACGACGGTAGGATCACGTACCTTGAGGAATATACCGACCCGGCCACTAGATTTATCCATCAGGTTCTTCAGGGCGGCCAAAGCAACAGCAACCTAGCTCGTTTTGACTTTATTGAAACTTTAAGCGCGCTTTATGGGGCTGGCTTGAAAACCATTATGCCTGGGCCAGATCTTGCTGACGCGTTGGCCAGGCTTGCTGGCTCTGGAAAACTTCCAGGGCCGCTTGCGGCATTTGCAAGCGACATGTTTGGGCTGTCTCAGCTTTCTAACGTCACAGCAAAAATGGGCTTGCGAGATACCTACGAGCTTGACCCTGGCCTTGATATTGTCAAGCGTGGAATCTGGGGCCGGGGAAGCAGGCCGTTGTCCACTAGCGTTGTGCGCTCGGTTGCTGGTGGCCTTGCAGGTGATTATGAGCACCTAGGGGGCATCCTAAGCCAACAACGCGGAAACTCATCTGGAGATGCAACAGGCTTGATGAGCATGGGCGGGGCAGGGGCTCCTATCTCCCTGGTCACCCGGGCTGGGTATAAGCCGCCCAATGTCACCACTTCATTCAATGACTTCCTGTCCGGCGATTATCACTTCCCATACTTTGCAACTGATCCGGATTCATTCCCCGACGGAAAGCGCGGCCTAAGCCTTTCCGGAACGCTTCCACAGGGCGGAGCGGGGGCAAGCAGGCTTTCAGAGTTCCAAATTCCTGGCGGCATTCCAATTGATCAGATTGAGGCAATTTTTGGCCTAAACACCATGGTCGAAGAAGAGACTGTCCTCAGCAAACCAATTGGCAGGGAGACAACAGGTATCTTCCGCCGACCAATGAATGACGCCGAGTTTAAGGCTCGAGCAGCCTTGCTTGCCGAAATGGGCTTTACTGACCTTGGAAATCACGCTGTTGCTACCGACGTCCTTAACCAACAAATTGCCGAGTGGAGAAGCTCAACCAGCGCAGATGCAGTTGACCCGGAGACCCTTGCAAAAGCAAAAGCGGAGCTTATTCGCCAGAAAGAAATGGGCCGAATCATTGGCACAGAAGATGGCTCAGTAAACCGACACGCGCAAGCAAACTCCCTCCTCCGCGCAGGGGTGTTCACAAGCATTGACGAGGCCGCGCTCTACGCTGCCACCGCTGATCAGCACTTTAAGAGGGTAGCCGCTAGAAAGGTTGATGCCGAGGCCCAGCGAAGAAGTGCTGCCAGAACAGTTCCGAGGAACCTCTCATTTGACGAGAAGCTTGCACAAATCCGCGAACAACTCCTCTTTACGCAGCCAGAACTCTTCCCTGAACTTGGGCCCGTAGACGCCCCAGCGCTCAAAATGCTACTGGATGATGCGCCGGCAATTCCAAAGGCTGTGGGTGAGCAGCTTGACCTTTTCAAATTAAAGTCGGGTAGCGGATTTGACGTGGAGGATATTGAAGGGGGTCGACGTGATTCTGTTCGGATGAGGCCGGGCGAAGGTTTGCGTGGCCGCCCAGTTCGAACCGGAACAATCTTAAGGCAACCATCAACATTCCTTGGAAAGATTTTACACAATCTAGGAGTTTTTGGTAACGCAGGCAGTACAGAGGTTGAGAACCTTGGAGCCGGCCCAAGGCGCGTGGCAATGGGCAAAGATTTCCCTGGATACCTAGCAGATACTATTAGTTTTGACTGGGGAGATCTGCGAATACCACATGATTATATGGATTATGCAGACATGGGCTCCATTGATGCAATATCCAGCTCTGCTCGTCTAGCGTTGGCCGCCGCACCATTTGGCATGTTTGACCCTTCTGATCCAAGCAAGCGCCTACTGATTGATATCGTAGATCAAATCGGTGGAGAACCTTTTGCGGGAAGGGTTACCCGCTCAGATAGCAATTATGTACAGTTGCGTAGGAGCGATCTAAAAGGCGGCGCGCCGGAAACACTTATTCATGAGATTGGTCATCTTATGCATAATAAAGCATTTGGCCCTCTTAAAGTCCTACGCTCTCTTGTTGATCCCGAAGCTCGTAACCTTTTTTCTTCAAAATATAAAAAAGTGCTGGGCATTTATGAACATAAGAAAAATCCAGATTACGATGATCAGGGAAGGCCAAGGCATCACCCGGATTATAATCCTAAGCCATACACGATTAAAGACACATTGTTTGGTCATGTAAGTGCCCTAAAATACGCTTTCTATGAAACTCAAAACCATTTGCAGAATGCGCAACTTATTCGAGCCTACGAACGCGCCTTTATCGCTCAGGGATTAAACCCGATCCAAGCTCGAGTTGAGGCTACAAGTCTGGCGCTTAACCATGGCTTGGGGCAGAACTCCAAGGGATATCAGTACACCATGCCGAGGGATTTCCCGCGCCCAACCACGTATTCCGGGACAAACATCCACGAACATTTTGCTGAAATTTTCATGGGACACACCATGGAATCTTTGCCAGATGATATGTTCACGTTCCGAAACCCATTAAGTCAAAACCTTTCCGGAAGGAGTCAAACACATGACTTCCGAACCTTTTCACCCGAGGACCAGGCGAAGCAAGGCGTACTGCAATCTGCTGGGCAAATGCTTGACCTTGAATACACGAGGGGTGTAGCCGACATAGCATCTGGTGCACTGCCCGACCCAAATGGGTTTTTGGAACGCGCTCTTGCAGCCAGATCTCAATACCCAAGAGAATTGGCAAGGGAATATGGTTTTAGGGCAATTGCAGACCCTGGTGCGGTTGCTGCGGGGCTTATGCCGGAGCTATACACCCCTAAATCTCGTAGAGTCCCAGTACCGTTTACTGGCGGCAACCTGAGCCTTAAGGGGATGCAGGCCTGGACCCCAGAACAGGGAGGGTTTAAAGGCGGGGCCGCAAAGGCAGATAGTTTTGTCAGTACCAAAAAGGGTAACTTCCTCTCGGGATTCCTTGCAGATGTTGCCATGATGGCCGTTAGTGGTAACTTTGAGAATTTTGGTCAACTCATTCCATCTCTAGGGTTTAACCTCCTTAGCATCCTTCCAAAGATTGGCGGACCGGCAGCCATGATTGCAGGGCTTCTGACGACGGGGGCTACCGGCGGCGATATGGGGCGAGCAGTGGCCGGAACCGTCGGCTCGCTGGTTGGCGGCCTCCTTGGCAATTTGATTCCAATCCCATTTATTGGCGGCATGATCGGCAGCATCCTTGGCGGAATGCTTGGCGACTGGATTTACACTAGCTTCATCAACCCAGAATCCGCAAAGCAGGGAACCCAAATGATCCAGGCCGGTGGTGGAGCGGTGTACAACGTTGGCCCAAATGCCCCGTTCCCATTTGACGGACCATCAAATGTCCCATTCTCTGGTGAGCCTACCCGCAAGATTGGTGGGCGTGCCTTTGGTGGTGCCGTTCGGCCTAACGTAGGGTATATGGTCGGAGAGCGCGGCCCAGAGCTTCTGGTTCCAGGCGGCCTTGGCGGCAGCATTATCCCAAACCACAAGATGCGTGGGCCACAGGGTGTTACCCCCGTGGGCGGCGGCCAGACCGTCAACGCATCTGTAGTAATCAACAACCCAAGCGTCTCTAACGCCGGAGATATTGATAAACTAGCCAAGAAGGTAGCAGAGGCGCAAACGCGCGCTCTGCGCTCAGCTGGATATGCAAGGCCCTCATAAATCATGAACTACACTGGAACGATAACGGTAAAGATCAAGCCCAAGCTCCTAAACCATACCCCTGTGGGCGATGGTTTCTTTGACATTACCCGGCGCATCAGTTTCTCGGAAGGCGGGGCGGATAGCTCCTTTACCTTCACCGAGAGCTCAGACGGCTCTTTGGGCGAGGCCAAATTCGACATGTTTACCATGTTCCCACTCTCGATTACCGACTGGTCCAGCTACTCCGGGGCAACAGTAGATGACAAGGTGCAAAATGCCCTAAACGACCACACCTTCGACTTTGAGATCCCGCCTCGGACAGAGATTCAAGTCTACGAAGACGCCACCCTGCTCTTTGGCGGGGTAGTGATGGAGGTTGCTAGGGTTCGAGCGGGCGGCACTATTACGACCAACGTCACCTGCTCCGACTATACCGCCCTTCTTGACGAGATTGTTATTGACCGGTACAAAGCTCCATTTGAGACATATGACTACCAGCTTATCCGTGGCGGATACGAAACAAGCGCCGACAAAAACGGCGTGAAGATCACAAAGATCATCAACGGAAGCAGCGGTGGCGGCAGCCCAACCAGAGTAATTACCGTAACGCTTGAGGACGCTCATGACCTTATGGTCGGCCAGAAGGTCAACATTGATCAAACAAGCAATTATAACGGCACGTGGACAGTTGCCTCCATTCTTTCACTTATTGGCTATACCGCAACAAATTCTTCTACCTATGCCGGCCCGGTTTCTGTAACGAACGCGGCAAGAGCTGGCAGCACAGCAACCATTACAGTTGGCACACACGCATTTATTGTCGGCGATACAGTTCAGGTTGCTCTTGCAACTGGCCCTACCGGCTATGCGGCCCTCAACGGCACGTACAAGATTACCAGCGTTGTAGCGAACACCTCTATTACCTACACAACCACAACCTCTGGCACGGTTACCTCTGGAGCAGCTACCGGAACGGTTCAAATTCCCGATGAGAAGTCCGGCCGGAGTACGCCTTGGACTATCTCCTTCTTTGAAGACGTCAACAAGACAGATCCTTATTCTGGGGTTTCAATTGCGCATGGCATTAACTATGACAGCCCAACAAGCACTACCGGATACGTGGTTACCGAAGGCAGCGATTGGCGCTTTAGCCCAATCAATTATGTTCCGGATGCCCAGTTCCCAGAAAAGCTAGGGGCAAAGATCTTCCTTCCATTGTCCGAGGGAAAGTCAGACATCACCAGGGCAGCTGCCGACCCAAGGTCGCTTGACTCAGACGAACGCCTGCGCCTCTATCGACTTGACAATGAAATTAAAGAGATGTACGTCCTTACAAGCATTGGCGCGTATGACGCGGCGTCAAATTACCTAGATATTACAACAATCTCTGATCACAATTTTGAGTCGGGGCAGATTCTTGCTCTTGGAAATGTTGACTATAGCCGAGTGGGGGACTACTCTGCTGGCTTCCGAGCAAACAAACAATCTGAAACCGTTTTGCGTATTGAGACAAATGTTGACCCGGGCCTTTCGCTGCGGTCGGCAGCAATAACCGGAGCCACGTCTGACGGTACTTTTGCAACGTATACTTGCAACAATACGTTTCTTATTGGCGACCCGATTGCCGTTAGCGGAATTACAGAGTCGGGGGGAACCACGGGATCTTTTAACGTAAGCTTTACAATTATTGAAGATTCGACGCCAACAACATTTAAGGTTCGTAACTCCACTGACAGAACATACACTAGCGGCGGGACGGCATACGCGTCGTTTGTGGCCTTGAATCGCGTGCAATCCGTTGGGGCGTTTGAAAAACGCTTAAAGCTTATTTCCGGCCAGCGATTAGACACAATTACAACACTTTATTACGATAGTGCAACTTCCTATTTTAATGTTGGCGATGTGATTCATGTAAACGGATCAACTACCTATGATGGAAGATTTACCGTCACGGAGGTTGGCTCTGCTCCTGGAAACTCTGGCGTTCCTATTCGCATTGGGGCGATTACTCGAACAAACAATGTTGCGCAGGTCTTGCTAACGGATAAAGCCTTGTCAATTTCAAGAGACGCGTCGGCTCATGCTTTTGACCGTGGAGAGGTAGTCGATGTTACGCTTCCATCGCCGTACACAAGCTTTTCTGGCACTGCAAAAATTATTACTGGCGTAGGGGCCCCGGGCAGCAACCTAACCGCTTCTAATATTTATTATGCAAGTACCGGCTCAAATCAAAAATACACAAATCTTACCAAGGCGCAAAAACTAGCATCCTCTATCACATTTGCAGAAAAGACATTGTCGTATGTTAAATTTATTGACAATAGAGCAGACACGGCAAATTCTCCTATAAGCGTTTCTGCGGGGGCCTATATTTCAATTCCTTATCACTCGTGGGATGCAGTTTCTGGCGGGTCTAGAACCGCCGCAACGCCAAGCACAAGCTTCATTACTATGCCAAACGACTCTATCGACTACATGGGAGGCAGGCAAAGTGTTGACTTTGAAGCGTCAGAATTCCAGGGCATTGGGACATCAAAGTACGCTGAAATTGCCTATGTTTCTCGCGCTTCAAATGTTGTAACGATTCGAACAAAAGCGCCTCATGCGTTTATTGAGGGAGAGACCGTTACCGTAGCCGCGTCTGCCCCGTATACAAGTCTTAATGGGTCGTACGCAATTTCAGATGCAACTGCGGGAACCTTTACCTTTTCTCTTGCCGGATCAAACATTACCGAAGCTGCTGCAACCGGCTCTGCAACATCAGTTGGGACAGGATTCTACGCAGCAGGCAGAAAGATGAGCTGTATCTGCGTCGTTAAACTAGAATCTCTTCCATCATCTGGCGAGTATCGAACCGTCTGGCATCACGGGTCAATTACAACCGGCCAACGCCGAGAGCTGCAAATTAACGACGCTGGGGCTATTTGCTTCATGACCATCAATAACGCAGGATCGACTCAGCGATTTACAACTACGCTGTTGCTAACCGTTGGGGAAACAGCAATCATCTTTGTGTCATACAACCCAGCCGCACTGCATATGTATCCTGCAGAGAGCGGTTCAGAAACTTTTGCAGGGTCAGGACTGCTAACAATTCAAAAGAATGATGAAACCCCACAGACACAAACAGTGTCAACCATAGCAGTCACTGCCTTTGGAAACTTCACTGTTGGTCACGGTTACACAAATGCCGGAGTGGCAACGTCATTCTTTGACGGGCTGATTGGCAACATCTACGTGCTTGATCGTGTTTTGCGAAACGCCGAGCGTGATCAGCTAGTGTCGTGGATGGCACATTACTTTACGATTTCCGACCTTTTAAGCGAGGACAACGATTATCGATATCTTGCAGACCATCCTGGAAAGATAGAGGTTAATCGGGCTAAAGAGCCGTTTAATGCAATGACGCTTCGCCAGGCCATGGACTATATCTGCAAGAAGACTGGATCGCAATACTGGATTGACGCCAACAAGAACCTTCACTACCAGCGAAGAGACGTTAAGAACCTTGTAGAGAATGCAACTTACGAGGACAAGTTTGGCAATGCTAGCTCAAACGAATGGAACTTTGGCGGCTCGTTTGTCCTAAGCAACCGCTCATCTGGGCCATACGGCTACGGCTATGCCGCTACGTGCGCTGGGTCAACGGAGTCAACTGCTAGATCGCAATACTTTACCGTTGCAGCAAATGAAGTGTACTTTGCCTCGGCTCTAATGAAGACGTCAAACTCAGAAAAAAGCCGTTTGAAAATTCGTTTTTACGATGTTTCTGATGCGCAAGTTGGGTCAGATAAAACTATTGGTGCTGGAGTAAACCTTAATAACTCCTGGCAGAAGATGTGGGGGATGGTTAAGGTTCCTGGAACTGCAGGAATCGTAAAGGCCGCCTTGATCTTCCACCACACAAGCCACAGCAGCTCTTATACCGACTTCTACGCAGACCCAAAGGTTGTAAAGATTACCGCAGAGTACGGATTTGCTGACTATGGTATTGCGCCTGGATCAAGTGTTGAGATGCTGTTTGATCCTGACCTTAATGCCATCTTGCCAATGAAAACATATGAATCGCCAGAAAACATTAGCCAGGGCGGAACGCAGGCTAACAGGCTTTATCTTTACGGCAAGGCCACAACAGTTGACCAATCTAACAGCGTTATCACCCCGTACGTCAAGAGTGGTCAAGTTATCCGGTACACCTTTGACTATGTTCAAGGGGTTTGGGACACACACGGGAAAATTGTTGAAGCCTCTAAGGCAGATACCGCGCCAGAAAGCGTGGAGGATGCCGTCTTGTCTGCCAGCTCTTTCTGGGCAGAGAATGGCCAAAGCATCGAGTCATACGAATTCTCTCACTCAAATAACGCTTCAGCCGGCAGGCTTACCGTTGGGTCGATTATTCCATACCTTTGGAGTGAGGTCGGAATCGTTGAGCCTCTTGTGGTAAAGAGCCAGACCGTTACCATTATTGGCGGGGAAATCTACTACAGCGTGCAACTTGCAGGGGAGCCAGCGTTCCAAAAGAACGCCATTATCCTTGTGCAAAAAGAATATCTCACAGAAAATCTTGGCACCGGCAAAATTAAATTTATGGCCCCGACTAAACTTCGTAACCTGGTTGTTCAAACAGTAGATAACGACGGAAAAATAACAACTATAGATCAAAATGTTCAGCTTTCATGGTCTATTGACACTACAAACCCAAGCAACAAAAGCATTACGGGCTACGAGATTGAGCGGCGAAGGCAAGAGCTAAAAAAGACCTCTTTTAGCAAAACGAACATGAAAGCTGGTGTCACTGTTCTGACGCGAACTCCCGCTGTGGCTGGTGGAATTTCTGTTGTTTCATTGACGTTTGCTAGCTCAACGGGTATTGACGTTGGTGCATATATTCAAATTAAAGGTGGGCAAATTGGCAAGCAAACAACAAAAGGCCCTAAGAACCCCTCATTGGCCGGATCACACGAAGTAATCAGCGTAACAAACTCTGGCAAGACTATTAAATTTAACCAATATGCTTCGGCAACTCATGGCATTACAGAACTTAAAGCAAAGCAAACAAAGGATATTCCGTCTATAGTTGTCTCCTGGTACGAGAACGTGGCCAAAACCGCTGAAGCTTGGGCACCGCTTGTTACAACAAGGTCGCAGACTTATACTGATGACGGCGACACCAACACGGCACAGGTTAAAGGCCCTGGCCTTGGCATTAACTACCGATATCAGTATCGCGTAAGGGCCGTTTCCTCAGACATAACTACTGGCGTTAAGCTTTCTGGTCCTTGGTCGTATGTTCCACCTGGATACATTAACGCCTCAGCGCAGTCCGGATGGATCTATATTACCGACAGCCTCATGCTTTCGGGTGTCGTTGAGCCAATAATTGGAGATCAATAATGTTTGACAAGATTTCTAGCGGCAAGATTTACGGGAATACTGGGAATCAATTTTCTGCTATTGAGATTGACGGAGACGGCGTTCTTATTAGGAATGCTGCCGACGAGATAGACTCGTCTGGAAATCTTGTGTCGGCTGGCAGCGACGAGGTGCTTTCCGCTAGCCGATCTACCGGTACTACAATTAATGCCAGCTACATAAAAACAGGCGTGATTGACGCCAACCTTATGCGCGCCGGCCTTATCCAGACCGTCCCTTCCTGGAACACCAAGTGGTATGGGGCCCCAGAAGACCATGCCGCAGTGCAGATGGGCTTTACCGGCGGCTCAATTGCGGCAACTGCCGTCTCAACCGGCACTGGCACCGTTAGCCTTACGCTCCCTGGCGGGCATGGCCTAATCACCGGCGACTACGTCCGGGTATCCGGCCTGTACTTCACTACCGGCACCCTGCTAGGCGGCGTTGGCCTTAACCTACCGACCAATGGCCCACTTGACTACGCCGCAGCAACAGTCGCCACAAACACCCTGACCTACAGCAAGGCCGACATCACCAGCGGCCTCACTGCCTCTACCGCCTCCATTGTCTATGTTGGCAAGGCGCACACAATCACTGGCGTTGTTCGCTCCTTTGACGAGCCTGAGAACCCAGCAGAGCTTAGCACTGTGGTCGTGACTACGAGCGCGGCACATGGCTTTTCCGTAGGAGAATATGTCGAGCTAGTAAATGTCGCCCCGACCATCGACGGCGTGGCATACATTACCGCAGTCACCAGCACCACCTTTACCTTTAAGCAGCGCTTTGGTGCGGACATTGAGCTTGACCTTGCGGAAGTTGACCCGGTGCTTCCGGACCTTGGCGCCCCAGTGGCCATCAAGGTGCTGAAGTCCTACACCCAGAATGCCGACGGCTCTATTCACATTACCTCCGGCACGGTTGACTCCACGCTCATCGTCGGCGAGATTGCAGCCACAGAAATTACAATTGGCTCCGGAGAAGGAGTTGTGCGCGTTGGCAGCTACCCAGATGCTATCACCCCAACCTTCCAGGGAATTTGGGCAGGAAGTGCCAATCCGTCTACGGCTGAGTTCTCAGCCAATACATCCGGAGCCGTAACAGCAAGCAACCTCACGGTCACTGGTGGCAGCATCACCATTGGAGATTTTAGTCTTAGCACGGGCGGCCAACTGACTGATGACCTGGTGCTGCAGCAAACACGAATTACCAACGATAGCGGCGTAACCATTATTGACACGGATAGCGATGGGGAGAAATCAACGCTATTTGGCGGCGCTGCTTTAAGGGAAATACAAGCTGGCGTAGCAAATGGCTCATTTGCAGAACCTCCGCCAAGCCCGTATGCAAACGTTGGCGGCGCAAACAAGCTGCCGTATTGGACATTCACCGACGTGAATAGTGCTGGCGCAATTACCGCCGCGATTGTTGCGGATGCTGGAGCAGCGTCTGGAAATGTGCTGCGATTCACGGTCGCTAGTGGCACGCTGACTGGTAAGAGCGCAACGCTGACGCGCTATGTGCCTGTCGCATCATCTGCATCTCGCTCCTTCTCGTTTTACGCTGAGGCAACCTTTGACAACGCCACCAACAGCACCCAAGCCAATGCCAAACTAACTTGCGAGTTCTACAAGTCAGACGGAGTGACAGCAACAGGCACTCCCTTCGAGTCTCTCCTATACGGATTTAATCTGCTGCAAACACCGACAGGAATTACTGCTCCAGATTTGTGGGAGACCAGCCCTGACCTTACAGATAGCACCGCCCCTGCCGATGCTGCATATCTGAAGGTCACTATCACTATTGCCACGGTTGCAACGCAGTCCGCGAATCGCGTTGTGGACTTGACAGAAGTTCGCGTTGGCAACGGCTTGCCGGAGTTGATCTTGACCGACAAGAGCACACCAACAAACTTGCCTGCTTACATCATCAACGACAACAACGAACTCTCAATGTACAACGGCAGCCAAAGCGGATATGTCATTGTTGGAGACGAGACGCTTGTGGCTGGGGCTATCAGCGCGACGGTCACAAGCCTAGAAGACGTAATTATTGAGGGTTATGTTGCAACTTCAATCAATTCTGTAATTGGACCAGTCAACATTACTGCCGCAACAGCAGTCGACATTACTGCGCCAAGCGGTGTTGACGTCAGCAACAACCTAAACGTTGATGGAACAATCGGCGTTCTTGGCAGCATCAACATCGGTGTATCCGACACAAGCACGGTAGGAGACATTACCTTCAAGGGCGGCAACGGCGGCTCCATCCGTGCGTTCAGCGCGACGGCGGGAAACGATAGCCTAGGAATCTACAACACCGCAGGAACAGACTTCACCAACCTTGTCGCCGAAAGTTTTTTCCCAGGCGGGCAGGGATCATTCCGACTCACGCATGACGGCAACTTCGACTTCAACGATACGGTCGACGTGACGGGAAGTATCACCGCTTCGTCCAGCATCGTCGGCTCAAGCTTCCAATCAACAGGTTCCTTGACGGCTCTGAACGCTTCAGGCGGTGGCGATATTACATTAACTGGAGCAGACACGAGCGTACCCATCAGCGGCAACGGCGAGCTGTTGGCGATTGCGAACACCACTACCGCAACAACGAACAGCGCACGATGGGTGCTGACCAGCGGCAGCACATACGCGCTGCGCCGCGACTCATCAACTCGCCGCGTAAAAACAAATATTGTTCAGGCTGATTCAGCAGTGCTGGCGGCAGCTAAAAACCTGCGAGCGGTTCACTACGAAGCACTTGAAAAGGACAATGAGGGGAATGTGGTTCCGAGTGGCAAGCACACGCTTGGACTCATCGCCGAAGAAATCGCTGAGGCTGGGCTTGGCTGCGCCGTTACATATGATGGGGAAGGATTGCCGGACGGATACGACGAGCGCGTCATTATCGCGGCCCTCCTACACCGGCTCAATGACCTTGAAGCGCGCCTCGCAGAACTCGAAGGCAATGCCTAACCTTGCCCTATTCCGTATGATGTGCTAGCCGAGAGGCACATATATGAAAGGGGTACCCCATGAAATTTAAGGTTAAGTCCCAGCTTGATCACGAGGAAAAAGGTGGGATTCTCGACGATTGCGGCCCGTCTTCTATGGCTGCAGCAGTGTCTTGGGCGTTTAAGTACGCTCCGGGCAAAGATTTTTCCGCCGCAGACGGCATTGCCGCCAAGGCAAAGGCTACCGGCTTTGTTGAAAAGCAAGGCGTTAGCGATAACGGCTCAACGCTTGCGGACCTTATTAAGACCGCACGGGTTCTTGGTGCCGAAGCCCGCTGGGCAACGGACTGGAACGACGTCATCAACTCCGCCAAGGCCGGTGCGGCTCTAGGCGTGTGGGTTGAGCAGCCTGCCGGCTATCCTAAGGGCCTAGAAGTTTCCGCGTGGCATGCCAAGTGGCAGCGCTGGTGGTGGGTCAAGCAGAAGCAACCTACTCGAACGTACGGCCACATGACTGCGGCTGTCTACGACCCAATCGATGGCTGGCAGTGGGCGTGCCCAACGCGCTCCGGCAAGGGTGCCGAGCAGTTTGGCGTCAAGATTGATGAGGCAACCCTCAAGATCCTTGCCGACTCAAAGCGCGTAAGCAAAAAGCACGTTGCACCACCGCATAAGCATGTTATTATCATTTCAGCACCAAAGGGTTGGGTCGCGCCTAAGCCTGCGGCAGCTCCTGTAGCCCCAGCGGCACCAGTAGCACCAGCGCCCGTAACGGCGCCCGTCAGTCCGGCAAAGTGCCCGACTTGCGGTAAGTAATAGAAGGAGTACACATGAGCGCCATTAAGAACGCAGTTCTATGGATCATGGCTAACACGGGTATCGACGAGATGCTCCTGGAGGCCGCACGCGCCTTTATCGCAACGTCGATTGCCGTTGCGCTTGGTCTTGGCATCCCGCTGCTTGATATTTCAGGCGGGGATTTCCGAACCGTAGTATCGGCTGGTCTGGCCGCCTGCTTGCAGGTTGTCGTCCGCGCCCTGAACCCTGAAGATGCCAAGTTTGGCGTTGGCAAGGCAAAGGTCGCCCGAGCTGATGAGAAGGCTGCTGCCGAGAGCACGGCTCACATTACCGGTAGCGCAATTGACACTGACGGAGATGGAATCGCAGACGAGCTTGCTGGCAGCCTTGCCGGTGAGAACTTTGAGGATGACAGCCGCCAGGGATAATCGTTATAGGGTAAAATAAAAGAGGAGGGGCCCCGTGAGGCCCCTCCTCTTTTTATTTGCTAGAAATTACTTAGTCGTCTTCGCGCCAGCGAAGCGGTCCGGTAACAAGCCATGCACCGGAAAGGGCAAGCAGGATCGAGCCCACTACGTCGCGGGTCTCGCCCTCTGGAAGCACTGCCCAAGCAATGGCCAAGCCAAAGATTGTCCAGCCGCCAGCGATCACATCGTTGATTGCGTTTTTAAGCATGTTTAGTTTCTCCCTCTTTTTCCATTAGAAGACGAGCCACTTGCGCCGCCTCCACCTGAACTACCCGCGCTTGCGGCCGCCGCAGCTGCGGCTGCAGCTTGGGCTACTTGTGTCACCACGACAGCTGCAACCACGACTGGCGCAGCCTTCTCCCTCTCCTCTGAGCTGAGATCCTTGCCGAGATTGGTAACCGCAGTGACGGCTTTACCGACGTTTTCTACAGTATCACCGATAGTGCTGGCAATAGCTTCCGCAGCTTCTCCGATTGCCTCGCTTACTGCCTCTACTGCAGCGCCCGGATCAATTGGTCCAGGTGTGTCAGTAGGTACAGGGCTGGGATCAACAGAAGGGGCAGGAGAGTCCGTAGGGGTGGCCGTCGGTTCGGGTGTTGGCTCGGGTGTTGGTTCATTGGTTACCTCCGGGCTAGGGCTGGGACGCGGGGTCGGGGACGGCGTCACAGAAGGCTCTGGCGTGGGTGTAGGAGCCACGCTAGGGCTTGGTGTTGGTGGTTCTGGTGTCGGCGTAGGGGTTGGCGTAGGCGTTGGCTCTGGGGTCGGCGTTGGGGTTGGCTCAGGTGTAGGGCTCGGGCTTGGCGGTGGCGGGGCCGGAACAAACACGGAAACCGTTGTTGAGATGGGGGAATAAATGCCTAGCGTGTCGTTGTCAGCCCTGATCCAAAATGTGTAGGTTTGATCAGTGCCGCCGGTAATGGCAAAGACGTTGCTGCTAATGCCCATATTGGTTTCGCTGGAAGCGGCAGCCCAGCCCGCAAGGTCCCCGGTGGTCCAGAACACTCCGTACCGCTCAATGTCGGTGCCGCTTGCTTCTGGAGCATTCCACGTCAGATAAACATTCCCATCGGTGTAAACGGTCACCATAAGACCGGTTGGCGCGTTCAAATACGGGTCAGGTACCGGGGTAGGGGTTGGCTCCGGAGTCGGGGTTGGCGTTGGCTCCGGAGTTGGCGTTGGTGTGGGGGTGGGGGTGGGCTGCGGGGTTGGCGTCCATGTTGCTGATGGTGTTCCCGGCGCAAGCTCGGCTGCAAAGTTGCTGATTAGGTAGTAGTGGTTGCCACCAAAACGGTCGGCCGCTGGGTCGCCGCAGCAGACGCCAGCACGGACTCGATACTCGCCAGCGGGCAGGGAGATGCGAATTGTTGAAGCAAGAGAGTAGCCGCCAGTGTGCTCGGTAAACGAGTCATCGTTGGCAGTAAGGAGCGTTCCAGTGCCGTCATAAAGCCAGAGCATTGAGTCAACTGTTCCGGGGCACCAGGGTGCAGTGGTGTCGTCGCACAAGTCGGTCCACAGGTGAAGCTCGCCCTGCTCTGGAAGATTAATCCAGAAATCTTGCGTTCGGTCGACATAGTTGTTTTGACTTCCAGATGCCGGGCCGGCAACCAGGCCATATGCAAGCGTCGCCAAGATAAGCCACAAAGTGGCGATGGTGGTCATTAGCTTAGTGTTCATTTTGCCTGCCCTGACATCCAGGCCATAAGGCCGCTAATGCCGGTTAGCCCAAGAATGCCAAGGACAAACTTGGCAAGTCGATATGCGCCACGAGTCTCTGCCATTTCAACGCGCATAGCAGTGATCTCTTCTTCAATTTTTTCAAGACGCTGGAGAATTTGTTGGGATTGGTTGGCAGTCACATCTGTACCTCAAACATTTAGCGCAAGCAGGGGTTGACGTACACAATATACATAATGAAAACGTAACGAACAACAAATAAAAAGTCTGCCGGCAAAAACCGACAGACTCTTTAATACAAAACGATGAACTAATTAATCGCTGATGCTGTTAAAGCTCACCGTTGTTGTTGGATGAACATGTTCTTCTGGCTTTGGAAGAGCTGCGACTTGCTTCTGCAGCTGCTCGATCTGCGCGCGCAAGATATCGTTTTCTAGCGTGAGCGCGCCAATCTTGTAAATCAACTGCTCGGTTGTGATTCGCTGGTCCATAATTACTCCTTTACTATTCTGGCTTTGCATACACTGTGTTGCAACCGCCGCACTCTGCTTCGTTTTCAGAAATAGGAAAACTGATTCCAGCAAGTTCGCAGCCATCCGTAGAGCAATTTACGTACCAGAAATTGATCTCAACAGCTTCACTCATATTCTCTCCTTAGGCGCTCATGTTGCCCATATAGACTACCGAGCATCCAGAAATCCTTGATCCACCAATGGTCTTGGATGACGATGAGGCGGATACCCGGAAAATCAATGCGTCTGCTGCGGTTAGGTACTGAATTGTAGAGATTGCTGGGGTGTCGTTGTTAGTGTTTGCCTGTGCCTGGGTTTCATTCCTTGCAACCACGGTTCCGTTTACCAAGACATATAGCCTGAATGCAAAACCAGTACCAAGACCGCCGCCGCTGGCCAGATGGCAGGTGATGCTGTACCAGCCGGTCAATGGGATGGTAATTGTTGACCCAGAGGACCAGTATGCATAGAGGGCAGTGTTCTTTACGGCGCTAGACCAGGTAATTGCCGTTGCAGATGCGTCAGTAGATGTGTTTACGGTTAGAGTTGTTGTTCTCTGAAGGGTAATTCCATGAACCAAATCGGTTGTGACCCCGTCTCCAGTAATTGCGCCAGCAACCGTTAGGTCGTCCGTTGTTGCCGGGAGCACAAGGTCGCTAAGAATTCTTACCATGGGGGTATCTTACCCTAGAACGACGACTCGGTATGTCCCGGCCAGGCTGATTGTGACGGTCAGGGTGTTTGTGGTTGCTGTTACCACGTCACAGAGCACCGCAGCATCGCCAGAATCGTACACGGAAACAACCACTGCCTTCGTCCCAAGGCTGTGGGTGACCGTCTTGGCCTCTCCGGCCGTCCAGGTAGCGCTGGTGTTATAGCGGAGTGCTCCACCGTAGGTTGAGGCAATAGCAGTGCCCTGCCAGGTGCCAGCAGAGATTGTGCCGACGGTTGTAATGCTGTCATCGCCGCTGTATGTTCCGCCAGCTACTGCGGCCAGGGTTGCGTTGTATGCCTGAACGTCCGTGCCAATCGCAAGTCCAAGGGCCGTGCGGGCATCGCCAGCGCTGGTCGAACCAGTACCACCGCTTGCAATAGCAATCGCGGTGCCGTTCCACACGCCGGTGGCGATTGTGCCAACCGAGGTCAGGCTTGATCCGGTGACTCCGCTGCCAAGGGTTGTTGCATTGAGGACGCTTGTTCCAGCAATCTTGTAGGCCTTGCCAGTAAGAAGGTTAAAGTCTTCTGACGAGGTCCATGCGTCTGTTGCGTCAACCCAGTTAAGCGTCTTGTCGGTGGTGCCTTTAAGAGTAATACCGCCGCCATCAGCGGTTGCGTCACTTGGCGTGGCTACCGATCCAAGCTCAATGTTCTTGTCGTCTACCGTGAGGGTAGTTGAGTTGATGGTGGTGGTTGTTCCGTTGACCGTCAGGTCACCAGAAAGCACAAGGCTTGTACCAGTTGCTGCGCCAATGTTTGGCGTGACAAGGGTTGGCGTGTTCGCGAATACAAGTGCGCCACTGCCTGTCTCGTCAGAGATAACGCCAGCAAGTTCTGAGGATGACGTTGCGGCAAAAGCGCTAAGCTTGTTTCCAGTAAGCGCAACCGTGCCAGAAGCATCTGGAAGGTTAATTGACCTGTCGGCAGTTGGATCAACAACATTAAGGAACGTTTCGAAGTCGTTAGCCGTTGTTCCTTCGAAATAAATTCCGTGCGTTTCTGGAAGGTAGATACCGTGAATTGTCGGCGTCTGCCCTGTGGCAGTGATGGTTGCGCCGTTAAGTGTTGGCGTATTGGCAAAGACTAGGGCGCCGCTTCCGGTTTCTCCCGTTACAGCGCTGGCAAGATTTGCAGACGATGGGGTTGCAAGGAAATCTGCAACACCAGTTCCCAGGCCAGAGACGCCCGTGCTGATCGGAAGGCCGCTTGCATTTGTAAGGGTGGCGCTTGATGGCGTCCCAAGTGCGGGAGTAACAAGCGTTGGGCTGTTGGCAAACACCAGAGCGCCTGTGCCGGTCTCGTCAGAGATAACGCCAGCAAGCTCGGCAGAAGAGGTTGCCGCAAAATCACCTAGCTTGTTTGAGGTGCTTGCCTTGCTTGCGGCCAGGTCGTAAGCAGACTTGACGGACGCTGGGACAGCGGCCGTAGTCGTTGAGGTGCTGGAGGTGGAGTTTTCAAGCTGTACGGCACCCTTTTGGCTGGTCGTGCCGTCCTGGATAGTAATGTTTGGCGTATTGCCGCCGGAAGAGGCGAGCGGGCTGGAGGCGGTTACAGAGGTAACGGTGCCACCGCCAGTTGCAAGCGTGACCCACGCAGCTCCGTCATAAACCTTGATGGCGTCAGAGACGGTGTTGTAATAAATCTGACCCTGAACTGGCGATGCCGGGTCGGTGGCAAGGTTCTGTAGCGTGGCGTTCTGCAGCTCATTTTTCTGAAGGTCAAGATTGGTTAAGAACTTCATGCTTCCCCCTTAGTTTAGGTATGCCTTACCGCCAAAGGCGGCAACGAACGTAAGCCGCAGGCTGTTGCTGTCAAGATACTCAATGTTGCCGTAAACGACACTACCAGCTGAATCTACAACCATGACAGACGGAAAACAATTCAAATTGTGCGTAACGCTCCAGGTAGACGAGGCAGTGTTTTGGCTGTGCGTATAGGTGGTGTGAGAAGCTCCGGTTCCCTGCGGACCTTGCGGTCCGGTTGCGCCCTGTGCGCCCTGTGGGCCCTGCGGGCCCTGTGGGCCGTCTGATCCAACAAAGCCATCATCGCCTTTTGGTCCCTGCAGCCCAAGGGTTCCTACCGTGACGCTATTGGTTGTCTGGTTGGCCGTAATTGAATTTGTTGACGGAGATACGGTAACAGTATTATCTGTAGCCGCTGTAATCGTTAAATTTATGTCTACTACGTCGACGTCTGGGCTCATCTCGTTACTTCTCCGGTGACAATAAAGTCTCCGGAGATAAGCCTGACAACGACACCGGCTCCAGAGATAAGCTCAAGATCGTAAACGTAATTGCCTGCCGGTACCGAGGCAAGCGTCGCGGCAGAGATGGCAATCGCAACCGTTCCAGCAGCCCCACCAAGCGTGATGCCAGAGGCATTAGTCAGCGACAAATACGGAGTTTCAGAGCCAAGGGTCTTCCGCACCTGCATCCTGGCGGTATAGCCAGTAATGTTAATCAGCACGTTTGAGCTGTCCCTATAGGTCAGCGTAGCGTTGTAGTTTGCTCCCTGTTCAGCGGTGATGTCGTACACAGAACTTGCCATGGTATATCCTATTGTTACACGATAACCGGATTAGCCGGTAAGGCCAGACCGCAGCCTTTTGAGGTTTTCAACTGCATTTTCGAACGCCTTGACCTGGTTGTCAATAGCTTCCAGCAATTTCTTATTGGCAACCTGCACCCCAAGCATGGCCGTTGCCTCTTCTTGCTCCATTTGCATGAGGCGGGCACGGATCTTGTTATATGCTTTACTGCGTCTTGGCACGCCTGAGGAGGCGTAGCACCGCATTGTCTCTGCGGTTAGGCCAAATACCGGCCCAGCAGCCGCGCAGGCGTCCTTAATAGACTTAAATTGCGGGTAGTCGCGTGCCAGCATACGCTGTAGGTCCCCGCCGTCAATCGGAACTCGATGCATAGCCACCTCAATAATAGTCGGAACAGGAGGCAAAATAGCCACATTCACAAATAAGCTTGCACTTAAACTCTTGCATTCTTGCTCCACAGTTGGCGCATTGCAGCACTACAAGCTCAGAAGCCGTGTCGCAAGGATAGCAAAGTTCGGGCTCCGCTGCATGGTTTTGACAGCGTTTAAACGTAGTTTTACATAGCCTGCATGTACGTTCATTAGAAATCTCGCAGGTGTCGCAGATACTGATCATGCAGATTTCCTTTGGTATACTACAACTATGGCAAAGCGTGGGCGCGTTGGCGCTGAACAACTGGGCGTACTTCGAGAAAAGATTAAAGGCCTGCACCTGCAGGGGGTTCCGATGCCGGAAATCGCCACTGCCGTAGACCTTTCGCCCGAAACTGTCCGGAAACATATCTATGCTATCAGAAAACAATGGTCTGAGGAAGGTCCGGACGCTGCTTCTAGCCGGATTGAGCTAATCCAGCGGGCAAACCTTATTGGCAAAATGGCCGCCGGAGGAGCCGCCCGCGCCCGTGGCTCAAAGGAGGAGGCAACTTTCCTTAAGCTGCAGCTTGAAGTGGTTGATCGACTTGCCAAACTTACGGGTGCCTATGCCCCAGAAACATCTTCCAGGCCAGGGCAGACAAACGTGGCCATTCAGATCAACACCGTTCACGAGATTGACAACCTTCCCCCAGCAGAGCTTGCAAAAAGGCTGCAAATGTGGGCAAGCGAAGTTACGGACAGCCTCAAGATAATTGAAGGGACGGCCACAGAAGATGACAGCGACGGTCAATAACAACTACCGGGAGTGGCTTAGGGTCAAAGCCCAAACTTCCGACGCTGCCTTTGCTGAGTATGTTAGCGGGCTGGTCTTTCCAAGGCATCTGCGCGAGATGGAGCAGTTTCTTGACGAGAACGAGCGCGGACTGGTGCTCATGCCCCGTGGCCACGCTAAGACTACGCAGTTGATTCATCGCGCCGCCCGCATGGTTGGCGTAACAAAGGGCAAGGTGCGCATTGGCGTTCTTACCGCAGTCATGTCTGACGCCCTGGCACGATCTAGGGCAATTAAGGTCATCATTGAGTCCCCGTACTTTGCCGAAGTTTTTCCCTGGGCGCAAGAAGGCGTTATTGGCTCCAAGTGGACCGACGAAGTGTGGACAGTGAAGGGGGCAAACCTGGGCAAGGACTCAACGTGCTTTGCCGACGGACTTGGCTCTATTAAGCCCGGAGCTCGACTTGACATTCTTTTTGCGGACGACATGGTGGGCATGAAGGAAAACGCTACTGCTGTTCAGCGCCAGAAGGCAAGTGAAACGTATTGGCAGGTTGTCGACCCCATGCTTGTGCCCAAGGCAAAGCGTTGGTACATCGGCACGCGCTGGCACGAAGATGACTTTTACGCCGAGCTTATTAAGAAGAACGTGCCGCACTATCAGCGACGAGCGCTCGAGGAAGACGCTGTTCTCTGGCCGGAAATGTACACCGTTGCCGACATGGAGCAAAAGAAGATGGAGCTTGGCACGCCAATCTTTATGTTGCAGTTCCAAAACGATGTTACCTCAATGGGCGGCAACATCTTTAGGTATGAAAACTTTCAGCGTGTCGACAAGGTCCCAGAAGGATCACGCCGCCTAGGCGTAGACCTTGCATCCTCAGCCTCCCAGAGAAGCGACTACACCGCTGCTGTGGAGATTGTGGTAGACGACCAGCACAACATTTACATCATCGGCAGCTGGAAGTCTCGGTTGCAGGAAGGGCACAGGGCTTGGTTGACCGGCATTGACGGCCAGGGAAACCTTGACTACGACTCTGGGCCCCGCGCACTATGGCCACAACGACTCGTTGGCCTCAAGGGGCTTGACCCGGAGCTCGACGATGCTCGCTTCTTTGAGTCGGTCAACATTGAGGCCGTTCAACATCAGAGTACGTTCGTTCGAGAGATCTTGTCCACCACAACCCTGCCGGCAAGGCCGATTCGCCCGGACCGAGATAAGGTCACGCGCTCCAGGGCTCTTGCGGCAAGGTATGAGGCCGGTAAGGTCTTCCACGTAAACAACGCCCCTGGCATTGATGACCTTGAGATGCAGCTGCTTGCATTCCCAAACGGGTCACACGACGACGTTGTTGATGCGCTAGTGTACGCAGCCGATCTTGGCGGAGACGGCTTTTACTTCACTGCAGCTAAGCGCTACTAGCACATCCACCAATCATCCGTGCAAAGATCCGGGGCAAACTCATCCCCTGAGAACATTTGCAGCAAAGCCTTGGTGGTCTTGAGCCTCTGGGCAATGGTCATGCTGCTAGAAGTCGCCTCCATCACCATATTCAATGCCTCTTCGGTAGTGACACCGTTTTCTGCTGCGTAGGCTGCAATTGCCCCCGACACATACGGAGCTGAGAACGACGTTCCGCTTACCAACCTCTCGTCGGTTGGGCCCATGGCCAATACGTTGGCGCCCGGGGCATACAGCCAGACGCAATCTCCGTAGTTTGACTTAGTCCACGGAAGATCCAGCCACGTGCTTGCGGCTACCGCAACCATCAGTCCGTCGCCACAGCCCATTCGGGATGGTGAATACTTAGCAGCGTTTGCTCCATAGTTGCCGGCGGCAATGATTACTGGAATCCCAAGGTCGCTAATGGCCTCTACGGCCTTGTCTACTGCCTTGTCAGCCTTTCCGCCAAAACTAATATTTACAACAGAGGTGTCTGGGCTTGCATTAGTTGCAATCCACTTAAGTCCAGCCAGGATTGCCGCCCTCGTGCCACCTCCACTGCAATTAAGCACACGCACGGGAACAATGGTTGCAGCCTCGGCTACGCCATAGCCGGCTCCGGCAATAAGAGACGCCACAGAAGTTCCGTGGCCCTTAGCGCAATCAAGGGTGTTCTTGCCAAAGCTATGAAAGCCAGGGGCAAGGTTTTCAATAAGCCCGTTGTCGGCAATACCAGTATCTACAACGTATACCGTGATTCCAGCACCCTTACCGGCACCGCTCCAGACAAAACCGTCACGAACGTAGCCGCCACGCCAAAAATTATCTGGCTCAAGGATGCGGTCTCGGGCCCAGTCGTCTTCTGCTTGCGCAAAATACTCTGGGGCCGGAGAGCAGGGGACAATAATGAGCGCTAGCGCAATAATGAAGTTAAGCATTGGTTACGCCTCGATCTGTTCGGCGTTTTCCCCTAAGCTTGCATACACCGGCATGCCCGGCTGAAAGTACGCACCTTCAACATTAAACGAGATGTACTCGTCAGCCTCAAGATACGGGTCAGAGTCTTCTGCCTGATCCTGATCGATGCTCTGCTCCTGCTCAATAATCTCTTGAGCCATCTTCTTGACCATCTTATCTCGGTCATAAATTGCTACCGTAAGCTGTCCGTCAGATCCATGAAAGATGTTTCCGTGTCCAATAAGGCAATCGTCCCATCCGTCGGCGTACAAAACGCCTTCGATCTTTTCAGTTACTGAGGCCATTTTCAACTCCTAAATACAAAGACCTGCCTTTTCTTGCAGGAAATACAGTACGTTGAAGCATGTAGCTCTGACAACGTATTGGACCTGACTGAATCCTTAGCCTCAATCCTGCCACAGCGGGAACAAATCCATCCCCCGCTGATCGTTTTCTTATCTACAACAACGAGCTTGTACTGCCAAGACTTGCGCTTTGGGTCTACGTTCTGCTGGTGATCAATAACATGACCAGCAGTCCTGAGCTCTGCAATCAGAGCACCAAATCGCTCCCCCTCAGGAAGCTCGTTCTGAACCAGCTTGGCATCAACCCAGCTGTTTTGATAGCGCTGCAAAATGGCCAGAACTGCTTTCGCGTTCTTGCTAATCACTTTGCACGAACCATCTTATTAATAAAGGTGTGGTTCGCCCAAGCGTATACAAAAAGCTGAAGGTCCTCCACATCACTGCCGTTGTAGGTCGTTGCAACGCGGTCGTTTGGGACGTGCATTGACACGTGGGCTCGAATCTTCTGCGTCTTGCGATCCCTGGCGATAAAGCAAAACCCTTCGTAGTCGGCGTCCTTGCCGCCAAGAACCGGCGCAAGCTTCTTGGAAACCGTAGTCAAGTACTCTGCCAGCTCGTCGGAAAGGTCAAGCATGATTGCGCGCTCGGCCAAGGGGCTAGGAGTACTCTTTGGCTTTGGCATCTTGCTGCTCATTCGGCACCCCCTACCAGCTTATTGACCAATTGTTCCGCATGCTCTGCGGCAGTATCCGTCTGATTTGAAAGGCCTTGGCCGAGCACAACTCGTTGCACCCGGTCAATTACTGCCCAGAATACCACGCTATGCTCTCGGTCGTTTTCTAGGACGATCCAGAGGTCATCCCTATTCACCTTTGGCCTCCTGCTTTGGCGGGTATTGGGTAAACTCAACAAGTGGGCAGCCGCTGTCCCAGCAGAATCCGCCCTCTTCAATTGTTGCTCCGGCGCAGTTTAGGCACATCATATCTACAGCCTTTTGCATCCTGGTGACCATCTTGCTTTCTGCAAGAACGACACGCTTTGCTCTCGTTGGGCTTTCGGTAATTGCTAACTTCTGCAGAAGCTCACTGCTATCTTTGCCGCTCTTTAGGCAATAGAAGTCAACAAACCTGGAAATGAACTGAGGCACAATCCTGCGGTGCCCGTAGACGTAAGCTGCGATTGTCCGGTGACTGTACCCGCCCATCTCTTCAGCTAGCTTCTTGGCCGCTTCGCCTCGATTAAAGCCCGGGTACATCTTTTCAAGTTCGTCTTCGAGCTGACGGTACGTCATCACCACAGACTCGCGCAACGACACTAACGGTCCTCCGCAAGCAAGCTTTCTTCAAGTGGCCTGCCCCAGAGCCCGCGCCGGAGCGCAACGGCAATCAAGGCGTAGTTTGCAATGTCGAGCAGGGTATCCTCAAGCGACTCCTCGGTGCTGTAGTCCATGTCGCTAAGAACAACCTTCCCGTCAATCACCCTGCCATTCATAAACTTCAGGGCGCGAGAAACCTTGTCGAAGGAGATGCGGCCAATCACGCCGTACAGCCCCAGGTGCTGAATGTTTGCGTCTCCGTACCGGCGCTGCTTCTCAACCAAGAGAGAGAACGCCTCTGAGTAGATCCTTTGAAACTCGGACTCAAACGATCCCTCTACAAAAAGATCTGGGATTGCGGTGAGCTGGTGGTCCTTTGTGTCGCTCAAGTTACCTCCTTGCGTTTAGTGCTCGCTTGATTCCAGTCTCAAGATCGACTTTCGGTGTGTATACCTTTAGCATAGAGGAAATGTCTGCTACGCGCCAGTTTACGCCCTCTGGCTTGTCTGTTAGAAACTGAAACTTCGGGAAGTACCCTTCCGCCTTGGCAACCATTTCTCCCAGCTCGCGGAAGCTTGTACCGTGTCCGGTGCCAATGTTGAGCGGCCCACGGTAGTCTTGCTTCACTGCCGCGTCAACGCAGCCAACGACATCGCTAATGTGCACAAAGTCCCTGGTCTGGGTTCCGTCGCCCCAAATAACAAATGGGTTTTCTCGATTACGTCCCCGCTCGATGAACGATGGGAACGGATAGTCTAGGGCCTGGTCTTCTCCGTACCCGGAGAATGGGCGGAACACGTGCGTGCGCACACCCTCTGCCTCGGCAAATTGCGCAAGGTACTCTCCCGTAAGCTTTGACCAGCCGTAGGTAAGGTCTGGGTTGCGGATATTACTAAGGTTAATGTCTGCCTCTGTAAGCTTCTTGTGTGACTGCTTGGTCTGCAGCTCGATTGGATATGCTGCCGAAGAAGAGAAGTAAACGACTCTTGGTTGCCTGGTGCGGATAGCCCACTGCCACATTTCCGCGTCGATAGAGAGGTCAACGGCCACAGAGAGGGGGTTCCCTTCAATCTTTGCCCGGCCACCGACTACGGCCGCTAAATGAATTACCAGGTCAAACTTCGTGTGATTTGCCAGGGAGAAGAATTTACGCACGTCCATTGAGTCAACGATGTCAACGCCAAGAATCGTGTGCCCCTGGCTTTCGTAAAACTTCTGAAAGTGCCGACCGACAAACCCTCGGTGCCCAGTAATTAAAATGTTCACTAGTAAGCCTCCAGTAGCTCAAGGTCATATTCAAACTTGCCAATTCCGCCATTCTTAACGGACAGGCTTTCATCTTCCCAGATGACAAAATAATCGTTCTCGTCTAGCGCTGCGCCGACGTGATTTGCAGGATTCTCAAGTTCAACTGGGAACTTCTTGGTAACGCTTGGCGCTGTTACCTTTGTGCCAAAAAAGCTGTCGTGAATCATGCAGCTTTTCTCCACCCTTACCCAAACCCTCCGTGACAAAAACTTTTGGTCGGATAGGTATGGGTCTCTGTCGGTTTCCTCCTGCATAAACATGCCCATCATTGTGGCAAGATTTCGAAGCTTATCTGCGTAGCCGCCCCACATCCCTGCGCTCATCGGCCATTTCTTGTGACCAATCTCGTGATCTTTCATTACATGGAAGTCTAGGCCGCTATCAAGCCATTCTTCGTAGGCTCGGCGCTCTCGGACGGTCAGGCGCGCATCAATATCCCTAATCAGTACAACATCGACTTCTCGGTCGGAAAACGCAAGAAATCTCCAGGCATTCGCAAACCATTGGTTTCCGGCTGGTGCAATCTTAATTTCCACATTGGAAAACTTCTTTAACTCTTCTACGGCCCATGCGGGAACTCCGTGCGCGATATAGATGCGCATTACAAAGTCCGGGTAAATCTTTTTTGCCAGGATTGCGTTAATAAACGCTCCGACAATGTATCGCCTGTTGTTTCCGTAGAGAACAAAGGAGAGAACGTTTTTCACTTGTTAAGGATTTTTTGGAGATCATGAGCAAACCGATCTCGAAGATATCGGTCAAAGGCAACTACGTCCTTGGTATAAATCTCTGGGCTATTGACCTCGATATACCCGGCATCATTCTGTGACTTCCCAGCCAGTGGGTGCAGGTGCTCAATGATGACGTCGCTACGGTAAATGAGGTGGCCAAGATCCTGTCCAAGCGCCTTCCAAAAATTATCCATGTACATATGGATAAGCTCCGGCGGCGCCATGTACCCAATAGCCCGAACGATTGATGCCGACATCATTACGGCGGTAGGAAGATTCTGACCCTGGAAAAGGTCGTTTCCGTATGCCACGCCGTCCCGGTCGCCAATTTCTTTTGCAAGCTCTGTGTCCCAGCCCTTGGTCATGGGCCGGTGATCGTCGCCCATAAATGCAAGGTACTCATAGTCGTTGGCATGCTTGACGGCAAGAAGGTTCAGCGTTCCGCACATTCGCAGGCGCGGGTTCACAGACGCAAGGGCCATCACCTCGTCCGAGTACGGGGAGAAGTCGTCCTCGTCAATTCCGAACAAGATGTCGCAATCTTCAGACGTTTCACGAAATTGCTTTAGCAAAGCGTCGCACGATGCTGGCCGGTGCCTGGTCGGCACGATCAAGAGTGTCTTAGCCATTTTTCACCGCCGATTTCATGGTAATAAGCCACTGGGCCTCTTCTTCATTGAGTCTCACAAAATCCTCCGCTTGAATGTTTTCTGGAAAATGCACCGCGTATGGGTCGGTGTCGTTTGTCCACCTTGGAGAGTACGCCAAGGCAATGTTAAACGACGAAGACCATAGATACCAAATTGCCGCAACTTTAGGGCTTGGTGGCGGTGTTTTGCTCATGGCAGGACTATAACACACCATGAGTAGATTTTCACAGGATTGCGCTTGTAACCAAGTCGCCACTATCTTGTGTTACTGCCCCTTTATCCGGGGAGTGGCGCCCCCTGGGCGCCTGGAAGAAAGGAGGCATTATGGCAGGCAAAACGAACACAAAGCTTACGCTTAAGGCAACCCCAAAGCCGGCGCACCTGACTGGCATAGCTTGCTATACATGTTCCAATAACATTATGTCAAATGAGATAAGCACCTGGAAGCACATCTGGTTCCCAGAAGGCGCAGCTAGGCGCTCAGTATTTCGACAGTATCACAAGAAGTGTGGCCCAACAATTTCCGCAGACGCAGGTAAAAAGAAATGATCGACCTGCTCGCCCCGTTCCCCGAAGATGAGAACACTGAGGAAGAGTGCGGTGATTTATGCGGGGCTGCGCTTGCTGAGCGGGTATGTGACGCATGCGATGAAACATTCGTTGCATGCTATGACCACGAAACCTATGTGATGCTTTGCGAGATCTGTCGTGAAGTCTAGAAAAAAGGATCGCAATGAAGAAATCGCACGTCTGTTCCTGGATGGCTACACGGCCAACGAAATCGGAAGGATGCATGGCATCAGCAAGCAGCGCGTCTCTTTTATCCTCCACAAGCTTGGCATCAGGGCTGAAGAGTCGTTTACAACAGTTACCCTTCCTGACCCCTACGTTGTTGCGTTGGATTTCGGGGATATTGCCAGTAGGGTGATGCTTGATTGGTCTGCCGCAAAAATATTGCCAAAGTTTGATTGCGTCATAACCTCAACCCCGGACACTGCTCATGTTGACTTGCGCCAATTTAGCAATCGAGAACACGTCTTGGCCTATGTTCCAAAGCTAGAAGGGGCAGAAATTCCAGGTAGGGAGATCCGTTCTAACTGGTTGATGTACGCCTACCCGCTTGAGGAGTCCCGGTTTAGTCCCTTTTCGCAGGCGGAACGTACTTAAGCTTACTGACGGCAGCAGCATCAAACCGGTAGTCCAAAAATCCAGCGTGTCCGGTCCTGGCGTCAATCTTTGCCTTGACCTCGACCCCTGACTTTTTTGCCAGCCTGCAAAATGATACGTCTTCACCGGCGTATTGCGTGCACTTCACCCCATCAATGACAATCTGCTGATGCTCGTAGCGGAAAAATTGATGAATAGCCCTTTTGTCAAATTCAACCTTGTCTTCAGGGTTTGCTGCGATGATCTTCATAAGCGAAGCTCGTGATGCAAGCATTGCACCGGTGCCAATCCAGTCGACAGTCGCAAGCCCGTAGTCATCGGTGTGCATAATTCCGCTTTCTGGGATAGAGAAGTTTGCGTCAGACAAAATTGCCGGAATGTCTTTTGGGGCAAAGTCTGGGTTGTTTCGAACAGTTTCGGCAATCCGGTCCCATTTTGCAAACTTTTTGCAGCAAGGAAAGCCAACAATTGTGTTTTCAAGGTGCGGTAAGCACGCCAACACATCGCCTGGCTCGTAGTTAATGTCAGAGTCAACCATGAAGATCCAGTCTGCATCTGTCTCTAGGAAGCGATCCACAAGATAGTTTCTTGCCGAGGGAAGAATCGAGTTGCCGGTAAGGAAGTCAACCTTGCAGTTGATCTTTTGCTGGAAAAGCGCAGACTTTAGATTGTCGTATGAGTGCATGTACTCCGACGAGACTCGGCCATCTAGCGTTGGCGTCGAGACCCAAAGCTTTGGGAACCTCTTTGTCGGCGCTGATTGAATCCTTGGCTCTGGCATTAGTTGGCCTTGCGCTTTGCGCCAATAGGTTCAGGCATCTTTCGCTTGTTCTCCTCTTCGTGCCACTTTGTATGCTCGCGCTGCAGGTTGATAAAGACGCCAATAGCTTCCCCCCACGCCCTGCGCTCGCCCTCCGCGACTTTCATTGCCATTCCCCCGGCAAGCAAAAGCGCGCTGATCAAAAACCCAACAACAAATCCAAGAAGCAATGCCGCAAAGTCCATGTTACTTTTCTCCTTCAAGCGCGTGTAGCGCAGCTAGATCGTACTTCAGCGCAAGTGAGGCGCTGTGCCGAGTATGGCCATCAACCTTGACCCACACTTCTCCACCGATTGCTCGGAACTCATCGCAGAAGTTGTAATCCTCTCCGATAAAATAATTTTCCCTCCGACCGTAGCGAAAATACTCAACAGTTCTTATCTGCTTTTCATCCATTAGCTCAATATACCATCGGTCCGGATAGGCCTTCTGGAAGCGTTCGAAGGCGCTTCTCTGGACAATCATACACCCCGTTCCGGCATGTGTGGCACGCATTAAGCCAAGAGCTGCTTCTTGCTCGTTGGGCGCCGGTGCCGAATTGTCTAAGACAAAGTTTGGCCTACCAAGCACGGCCTCAATGGCCTCCGCTGGAACCTCAGGGCGCTTTCTCACAAGATCTACTGCCCGGTCCCAACGAATTTGCCGCTTGATGCACGGCAATGCAACAATTTCTTTTCCTGCCGCAATGGCATACATCACGTCTTCCCAGTCAACCGTGATGTCGGCGTCAAGCATGAGGATGTGTGTTGCTGTGGACTCTTGCATGAACTTGGCAACGCATCGGTTTCGCGCTACCGGGAGCATTGAGCTGCCAACAACAAAACTCCAATGAAAATCAATCCCTACTTGGAGACACGCCCGTTGGATGCTCAACAGCGAATGCGTATAGCCGTGGTCCACCTTACCGTCGATGATCGGCGTAATGGCAATCAGTGAAATTTTCTCCGGCTGGGGGGCCGTAGTTTTCACAAAGCTTGCCGCTCGACGCTGCTTTTTCTTGCTCATGGGTTCTCCTTCGTGGATGGAAGATACCACACTTTTTGCCCGTTTGGTGACGATTTTGGGGAAGGGGGGGAGAACCTTTAAGGAGAGGGGGGGATGGGGCTCCAGAGATCCGGGGGTCTGGGCTAATACTTCTTTTGTAGTTAGAACACAGAATTGAACTTGACGGGAGTATCCGGGGGGCGTATGATCGCAATCCTTCCTGGGGGGGATGGGGCGACGGAGTGACGGGGCGACGGGCTGATACCGGAGGTCGATTGACTGGAAAAGATTTACAGCTGGTGAACGAGAAGGCAGAGTGCTTGCATTCGGCGGCAATCATTCTTGGGCCAGAGGGAACCAAGGCATACGGATTACCAACAGATGTTGAAAAGTGCCTAGATTGTGGATGGCGGGCATTTGAGCAAGCTTGTGGTAAGCGGGTCGAGCTTCCAGCGGTGCAGATTGTTTGGTGGGAGAAGACCGAGAAGCGCGAAGCACATTGGATTGTTGAATGCTTTCCTGGAGATCTTGTCCCAGACGAAGCCAGCATCATTGGTCGCGGAGAAAATCCGGGCGAGGCAATGCACAACTTGGCTAAGGAGATTACTTCTTGTCTGAGGGGTCAGCGCCAATAACGAGGTGGGTTTCTTGCGGAATTTTTTCCTGCCAGGCCCAACCAGATCCCTTGTAGGTAATCTTCGGGGTGTTGAATACAACGCTCATCTCGCCGTTGCACACAAGGCATAGCTCCTTAGAGTCGTCGCTCATCTTGCGCACGGTCTCACGGACGATGTCGCACTTCTTGCACTTGTAGTCGTAAGCTGGCATTCCTTCTCCTTTGGTGGAGCCGGGCGGGAGTTACACCCGCCGTTACCCTCAGGCATGATGACCTTTGGCGTTTACTCGGCCCCAGGGGACTATAACACGCTATAGCCCGAGCGTCACCTCTCCAGGCATTGCGTTGTCGCGGCGAGCCTGATCTTCTTGGACCTTCCACTTCTTGGCAATCTTTCGGACAGCCCAAGAAGATCGAAGAAGGCTTCGGGCGCGCTCTCGTTGCATGTTCGACCACGCCTCAAGCTCCTCAGAGCTGGTGGCGAGGTAGATCCCGGCCGGGGCGTCGGATGCCGAACAAATCGGCTGCTCCCAAACATTCCGCAACTCTTCAACCGCCAGCTGGATTGCCCGGCTGTTCCACCGGGTGCGCTGGGAAAGGTCTTTATACGTAATGGCGTTCTTGCGGCCCACGCTAATCTGGGAAAGAATAAATACAAGCTCTGGGCCCATCTTGGTTTCCATGCTAATCCTCCTTACTGGGTGATGCTCTTCAACTACACAATACTACGCTCATCCTAGCAAGGCGTCAACTAGGGGATAAAGCGAACCTCAATGGTGTTCTTAAATCCTGGGGTTGTGTTGGCGTACGGCCATCCAGGAATCTTCTCGTTCTTGTACGCCCCCAGGGCCGCCCACACTTGTGGGCTCAGGTCGATCAGGCTGTCGTCTCGCGTGCCTTGCTTCCTGTCTGCACCGTGGCAGGCGCAATAGTCGGCGATCCAGACCTCAACGGACTTACCTGTGTGCGTTGAGACGATAAGTAATTTTTGGGTAGGGATTGTGTGCCACGATGGAATATTGAGGTGCTCGCGCAATCGCGGACCAAGCGCGGCGTACATGTTCTTCAAGGTAGTCTTCCATGGGCGCACGTTTGCATACCAGCCACCCATGTTGCGGCGATAGCACTTCCACTCTGGGCGGGCAGCGCACTCTTTCTTGTTTGCATACACCCACGTCTTTGGGGAGTCGTACCAAGAGCGAGCATGCTGGTAGGCGTCATAGCGAGTCCCGAAGCCGTTTACCCGGATAGCATTGTCCCACTTCTGGTCCCAGCTTTGAGGTCTGCTGGTGGGAACGGCTGGCTGGTCGGCAAAAACCTCTCTCGGTGGCTCCTGGACGGGTTCTGGCGGATTCCAGAAGCCCATTGGGAAGAGGAGGCCCGTAGCCACGGCCAACGCAACGAGCACTGTCCAAAATCGTCGGTGAGCCCTGTGTGCCGGTAGCTTCATAGGTACCTCCCTTCGACAAGCCTAGCACCCTTCCGGGCTCTTGTCTAGATGATACCAGACTTCATTAGTATTTTTGTTACATAGAAAACAGCGCCCCGTTGTTTGGCGCGAGTTCCTCAGGTAGGATGCAAACGCGGCACTTGCCAGCAAAAATCACCCTGGAGGAAGCATGGAAATCAGCATTGAACCGGTAGATAAGCTCGCGCTTCACCCGGAGAACGCTCGAGAGGGTGATATTGGGGCTATTGTTACCAGTATTAAGAAGAATGGGTGGTTCGGCACCATTGTGGCCCAGACTTCTACCGGGTACGTGCTTGTTGGCAATCACCGGCTCCAGGCCGCTCGCATCTGCGGCATCAAGGAAGTTCCGGTGTTCTGGGTTGACTGCGATAACGAGCGGGCAAAAGCAATTTTGCTTGCGGACAATAAAACCTCTGAGCTTGCGAGCTGGAATGACCATGCGCTTCTTGAGCTGCTCCAAGAGGCAGACGCTAACGACTACCTTCTTGACACTGCATTTGACCAGGATGATATCCAAAAGCTCCTAGCAAAACTAAACGGCTCGGAGTCTGACGATGGGGAAGTTTGTCCAACGTGCGGTTCAAAGCGCAAAAAGGGCCGATAAATGAAGTGGTACGCCGATCTTCCTTTTGAGCTCGTTGTCCCGGTCACTATGCCGAAGTCAGAGCTACCCAAGTGGAGAGAGGCCATTGAGGTCATTGCAGATTCCTGCAAGACATTTAAGTCAGGCGTGCAGCTGGTTCGATTGCACCATCACGAAAGAGAACGCAAAACATACGGGTATCATCACCCTATGGGCATATCTATCTCCGAAGAACACGAGATTATTCTTTGCGCCAAAGACATTGACACGGCCATCCACGAGGCGGCCCACGTAAAGTCCAATGAGAACCACACGCCAAAATGGGCAAGGATCTATGTGAAGATGGCTCGGCACTACATGACGGATGAGTTTTTACGCACGTCTATGAAGAACGCTTGCAAACATTATCGGCCAGTCCGGCCACTTGTTCGCAAGCTCGGGATCTTAGCGCAAGGCTGAGATAATCGCCTCAATGCATTGATAGCAGATCGCGTGTTCTTTTCCCCGAACTGGCTCCCCGTATTCCCACACACGTGAGACCGTTCCGCAGTGATTGCAAATGCCAAGTGGACCGGTGCCGCGCAGCACTCGAGCTACCACGGGGTGGCCTCAGCTGCAAACTCGGGGCTGGCAGACTCGTCATACTGCCACGGGAACGTCTCTGCGCCGATAACGTATCGTCCGCAGCAAGGCGTTTGGACGCACTGCTCAAACGCGAGCTCAGACGCCGTCTCTGACAAGCGGATAATCCAAAAGCTCTTCTCGTGGACGTCCTCAACGATCAAAGTCCCGTTAGGCCAGAAGGTCATTGCCTGCTTGGCTAGCCACGCGCCGATCCTTCGAACAGCAACGTCGCTAAACGAGCAGACGCGGAAACCGTCAGAGTCCGGCTCACGAAGCTCACGGGCGTAAAAGATTGGAGCCTTTGCATGTAGGGTTACAAATGCCGCCTGGCTCGTCTCTGGGTCGCAAAAGTCGCAGACAATCTGCTGCTCTGGAATATTAATATCGTCAGTCATTCTTGCTCCTTGCATCATCGAGTCCGGCAATGTATGCCCAGATCAGGTTGTAAAACTCGCGCTTGCTCGTTGTCTGAAGCTTTAACACAGACCGGTGACCACCACGGTCATTGGTTGTGCAGACCAACTTTAAGCCCGCATCGTACCAAGAGTGGTAGAAACCAACCTTTGATACCTGCTTGCCGTCGATGTTTTCCCAGAGCTTTGTGCCCGGCGGGAACCCTGCCCGGCGGTTCAGGGCGTCAATGGCGTCCTGAATATCCTTCTTGGTAAAGGTATAGCTCACTTCTTCCCCTTCTTGGCAAAGGCCGTTCGGGCCTCAGGGCTCTGTGATCGCAAAAACCGGCGGTACTGCGAAATGCCGGTGACGACCATGGCCAGTACGAAAATACCCAAATAGATCAAACCCATAACAACTCCTTGCTAACGCAATCCAACGGCTGAAACCAGCAACCAGATTAACCCACCGACCAAAGCGGTGATAGTCAGATCATACACCCTCTCACTCATCGTCGCATCCTCCGGCGCACCAGTCGCTGCCGCACCCGGGGCATAGCCCCTGCTCACGCGCAGACTGCTGCAGCTCGTAGACGTTTACCTTTACTTCGTCAAGGAATGCATTACAGCAACTACAGGCAGAGTACACGGTCGCCCCGGCGCTATCTTCGCAGTCAACGTGAATGTGGCCCTCGATGTGGTTGCTATGCGCCATGAATTTCCGCCGCAAAGATCTTTACCTTCAGCCGTGCCGCCCTGGCAACAACATATCCGGTCGCTCGTTCTGCGGTATCGTGAAGCTCAATCACATCATTCTGCAGCAGGAACGCAACAAACGGCTCGTTTTCGCTCCAGTGCTTCAGCCAAAACCATCCAGCCGGGGGGCTTTCATCCAGCTCGGCACTTAACCGGCAATACGGCTCATGTGTTTGAGCAACCTCTCCAGAGCACTTGCTGGCCCACTGGTGCAGCCGGATCATATCGCCATTGTACTCAACGGTTCGAAAGATTTCCGGAGGAAGCTCAGAAAGCCTGTCTAGCATTCCAATCACCCTAGATTCCCTCGTGTTCACAGCAATTCCCCTCAGAGCAGCCAACGCATGCGCACACATCGCATGGAGCAAATGCCGGGGGCTCAATCCGTACGGGCTCTTCAATAAAGGCCAGGCTCATAACTCGTCGCCACTCGTGGTGGTCTGAGTTAAAGCAGTTGAACCCGTCTGAGTTTCCGCACTCACACATGGCGCTACTGCTAAACCAAAGCGCTTCTCCCGGCCCAAGAAGGCCGACGCGGTACTGGTACCAAGCTGCCTCTAGGCTAAGAGTAGAGATGCTATCCCTTTTTGCCACGCTTTTCCTCCCAGTTTTTGTTAAACCCCTCACGGAAGAAATGATCTGCCGTGTGATCAACCATTGCTACAATACCAAAGATTTGGAAAACTGCTGCCACTAGCCAGCCAAACCAATATTCGTGCGTGATTGCGTGCCAGAATATTACATTCCCGAAGATAACAAATACAAACCATTGGGCAAGGCCTGCTGCAAACATCTTATCCCCGCCGAGTGTCGGCATAGAGGGTTGCAATGCCAAACAGGAAAAACAAACCGGCGATAACAATGTTGATCGGCTCCTTAGAGAGAACGCCGCTAATCATGAGAAGGGCGCCCCCTCCAACAATTACCAAGTCCTGCATGATGTTGTACTTCATTCTTGTCCAGCCTCCTCGATATAATGTTTTGCAATCTCATACCACTCAACCTTTGGCAAGTAGCTATGGTAGATGGCATCCGCCACAGGCCCCTTGATGTCATCCTTGTTGAGGTGACCAAGATACACCTCTTCGGCAAAGTCGCGCAACCAGCTTGCCAACGATGACGTTGCTTCGTGCACATTGACCACTTCATCGTCGGTAAAGTCAGCAATTTCTTCCCGGGCCTGAAGCAAGATGTGCTCTCCGTCGTGGTCTTCACCAATCCAGAGCGCCATGTTCCAAGTTTCCCAGTTAGCCCAACCGTTGTATTCGCTACACATCGTATCCCTACTTTTCTGCGAGCCAGCAAAGCTCGCAATCCTTGGTGCCCGGAAGATAAAAGTCTTCACACCTATGCTCTTGCACCGCATTGTTAAAACAATCGTTGCAGTGCCAGGCAAATGACTCACTACTAAACACTTTCGGGTCATGTTGGTAGCAAGGGTTAAAAACTACTTCTACCATTATACCTTTACGCGCTGCCGGGCAATGTACGCCGCCTGGCGCTTGTTTGATGTCGGGTCAACCTGATACCGATGCCATTCCAGCACAGCAACGCCCCCAATCTCGTCTAGGCCCAGCAGCCCCTTCGCCACGAGCCCGTCAATCGCCTTGCTGTAGCGACTGCCAATGCACGCCTTGAGGTGGTTCCGGCTCTTAAAGAGGCCGCCACTGCGGATCTGCTTTGCCTCACTAATCGCCGTGATAAAGGCGCGGAACTCCGTGTCGGTCAGCGACGCAATCTTGTCGTCCTTATGGGCATTAGCGTCCCACTTGATCCAGAGCCCCACGTTACCTCCCCTCCCCATCAGAACGGAAGGTCTGCAGAGACATGCTTGTGTCCGCAGCACTCCGGTACCTTTTCGTAGCCGTGCCTCTTTGCCTCATTGTTATACACAGCCCTGAGGGCGGCCAAGCACTTGTTGCACCGGCACGCTTCGCAAAGGTACGCTTCCTTTGCAAACAGTCGCCAAACATGAGCAACGTCGTGCTCAAGCGCAGTCTTCATGACGTGAATAAATGCTTTTGCCGGGTGCATGTGAGACTTCCCCAAGCTGTCAAGCGCAAGATCGCAAGCGGCCCCAAGGTATTCAATGTGCTTGTTGAGCTTGGCAATTACAGCATCTCGATTCTTAATTTCTTGAACGAGCCGGTCAAGCTGATACCGCGCAGGCTGGCCATGCTCGTTATCCCAATATGCCAGATGCTCGCAGCAACGCTTATCAAGGCATCCCGCGCACGAGCACAGCTCGCAATTGCTTACTGGCTCCTTCTTAACCTCTACGTCGTAAGAATCACCCATCTCCTCGTCGTACTTACGAATGGTGATGGTCTCAGTTACTTCCTTCTTCTTCGCCATGATTTCTCCTTCTATCAGACTGGTACGGGGATTGTTGCCGTAAACTCCGGCTCATCTCCCATCTCAGGCATATCTTCTACCCACGTCCAGTTCATTGCGCCAATATCATAGCGCATGCAGCACGGCGTGGCGTTAATCTCCACAAGCTCGTCATCAAACGAGCGGCCACCACCGCTCATCACGAACGTACCGTACCGGGCGTTATACGAAGCAAACTCCACCATGTCGCCATGGTCGCCTTCTTCGGTGGCCTCTGAGGCGAGGATGTGGGTGTCCGCCGCAACACGCAGGGCGGTCTTGAAATCGAATGCTGGGCAGAGCCAGCCGTTCCACCGGTAGTCGGTGCGGACTCGGGCCGTGTAGACGCCCATAGTGCCTTCACCAAGAGTGACCTTAATCTCTGTGCTTGTTGCCGGATCGCAATACGTGCAGCTCATTTACTACCTCCTACTCTAGAGCGGGAAACCCCGCCAACACATCCTAAGGCATCGGTATTCGCCTGTCAAATCCTCCGCGTTGAGTCGCACGCCCAGGCCTGGTACCTGTACCCCAGGTTAAGAATCTGGAAGGTGGAAAATGCCTTTGGGGTAAAGCCGGAGGCTAAAAGCATTTCCCGCACACCGTCGCTGTCCCAGCCCCAATAGTGCTCTTTATTATTGTTGTCAATCTCTCCATCTGGGGTCGTAAGGATTAAGTGCTTTGCCTTCTTGCTGATCTCCACTAAAACCTCATCTGGGTTGTCAAGGTGTTCGATGGTCTCAGAGCAGATAAACAAATCGACCTCAGGGATCTCGTGGATGGTTTTTTCAATTGGTCCTACAAATTGATACGAAGGGGCAAAGTCTCCGATGTACCTTGTATCCGCCGGCAGAGCGCTGATGATCGTTGCGTCCCCGGCAGATAGATCAGCAATAGTCTTAACATTAGGAAAATACGAAGCTAGCGCAATGGTCATCTTTACCCTGAGAATGTGGTCTTCCCACTGCCTATGCTGATGCGGTGTCTGGTAAATCTCTGCTAGCCGAGCATCTGAGTGTTTTTGGCGAAGTCGAATCCTCACGAGTTAATGCCTTTGGACTTCTTCATCGCTGCGGCCATTGCCTTTACGGGGTCTGGGTTGATTGGCCGAAGGAACTTCATCTCTGCCAGCCGGTCGTCAAGAAGCTCGTCCATCGAAGTCCTCTCAACCCTAAGCGCCAGCTGCTCACACCCCGTGCTGCAGCAGCGGCTTTCAGTCGGTTGCTCCATGGGGTTGCCGCAATAGAAGCAGCATCGTCCGCTTTCGGTCATGGCTGCTTACCGGTGCCATCGGAGTACGGCCGCATTTTACGCATTCTGCTTGGGTGCCGCAGCGTTTTCATGGCGGCGTTCTCAATCTGGCGAACACGCTCACGGGAGAGGCTAAACTCTGCGCCGATCTCTTCCATGGTCATCGGGCGGGGAAAACCAATGCCGTATCGCATGGACAGGATCTGCCGGTCACGCGAAGGCAGGGAGTCAAGAACCGAGTGAACCGCCTCTACCATGGCGTTCCTCATGGCCTCGGTCAGTGGGTCGGCTGCGTGCTCATCTTTGAGAAAATCTCCAAAGGAGCTGTCGCTCTCCTCAGACACCGGCGCATCTAACGAGGTAAGGTACTCTGTGTCTAGGAGCTTTTTGAGCTCGCGCACATCTTCAGCTGTGACAATTTTCTTTCGGGTCATGACTGGGCCTCCCTCTGCTTCTTTCGCGCTTGATATGCGCGTTGATATTCCCTCCGGCGAGCCATGTGCTCAGGGGTGCGGTATTTCCGCCACTCTTGACTCTCGCTTTCGCAGGCGATGCACTTTGGCGATTCGGGTGTTTTATAAAATTCAGTATCCGTTGGCCAATCTTCCTTGCAGCGCACGCACACCTTCATTCGCATTAGTCTTCCTTTGCGTACTTAACCCGGTAGGCCGCCTCGCGTGCGCGGACGCAAGGATCGCACAGGGGGATGTTGCCGTCATTATCGCACCAGAGCGCCCTAGCTTGCCCATCGCAGTCGGTGCAGTCTAGCGTTGTTTTTAGTTCTTCGTCCCTGCGGAAAACGAATGGCTTCACGCTGGCGTACCGCAATTCACCGCAACCGCGTTTCCGGCAATGTCGATGCCGTTTGGAGCAGGGTTCGGATAGACACTGACCTCATACCCGCATTTCTCGCACTGGGCATGGCTGGCAAGATCCCAGCCGGCACCCATCAGGTGGGTGAACTTGGTGAGCTGGTGGCCGCGAGTCTTGGCGACCTTTCGGGCGGTTTTTCTAAGTTCTCGAGTCTTCATGGTTCCCTCCTACTAAGGTATCGGGAGGCGGGGTAGGAGTCCCGCCTCAACCGACACAAGTGCCCCACCGGGTTATGGCGAACCGTTCTACTTCCGAGAGCAGAGACTCGCATCTCTTTTCCCCGGTTGTTGATGTTCCCCGGCGGGTACAAGAGGAACGGTATCAGGCCGCAAACAGACTGTCAAATCGGGGTTATCGCCGCTTATTCTTACGGGACTCTTTGATCTCGTACCGAGCCTGTTCCACAATGATGAGCACGCCCATGGCTATGGCAACCACCCATGCCCAATCCCCAAAATCACTCATTTGGCCTTCTCCTTATTTTGCGTTGGCTCATATGTCCACGAGTCTTCGTCACCTAGGCCCCAACGGCCACCCTCAGCCGAGAACTCTTTGGTGCTGACCTTAAAGTTCGGCATCTTTGGCTCCTTTGCCACAATAGCCTCATCAAGCCACAGCACCCGGTTGTTTGGCTGGGCGGCAAATTGCCCGTTGTCTAGGCGGATAAAGTTATAGGACTTATGCTCAGAGGGGACACGCGCCCAGTTTGCGTCGATCTCGTTCGGTTCAGTATGTACCATGTCAACGGTAAAGAGGTAGTGCCCCTCTCCCCATGTGCCCGCCGGGGTTCGGAACTTACACCGCATATTCTTAAGCACGGCCTTTTCGATCACGCTCAGCTGGGGGGAGATAGCGTCCCAGAGCTGCAGGTCACCCAGCTTCAAGTCAGGGCTTGGGGTCTCCGGCTTCCAGACAAAGGCGCTGATCGGCAGCTTGTCATAGAGCGCACCGTACTCCGGAAGGAACGCTTCGATATACAAGGCGCGGTGGCGGATTGCCTTGACGGTTACCCAATAGGCAGGAGTGAATTCTCCGTGGCTGTCTTGCAAGTCGCGCAGGTACTCCTTGCGGACGTAGCAGGCAATTGGCGGGATATTTGCAATGACGTATGACATATCTTCCCCTTACAACAAGATGATGGGAATTGTGACCATTAGGCCAATGCCAACCACCCACAGGACTGCGGCAAACGCCACAAGGTAGGAGGCGTTCTTCCGGCTTTTCATCGGAGAGGTGACACCCAGGGCAAACAGGGCAACGGCAAAGATACCCGTAAGTACCTGCAGTCGGTTGCTGTAGCCGCCTTCAAGCTCAGAGAGCGCAAGGAATTCGTCTCCGCTGTTATACATCTCGTTATATGGGCCATACACGGCGTCCATATACTCCGCGCAGTCTGGCAGTTGGGTCGCGGGGAAGATTTTGGTCTGGCACGGCACCGCGTACACGCTGAACTCATATGAGCCACCAAGGCCGGTGTCCCAGGCCAGCAGGTCGGCCCGGTACTTGACCTCTGCCGTAATCCACAGGTTATTCGCGTCAGCGATAATCAGCTGGTAGTCGCCATAGGCGGCAGACGACGCATTGTTGTGGAATGAGGCCTGGATCGCTGTCCAGGCGGTGGTGGTCGACACAAGGCCGATCAGCAGGACTACGATCAGTTCCTCAGAGAACTTGCGCAATATGTATGCCATAGTGTATCTCCTAGCTTGCTAGCGCCAGCACGCAGCCGATGACAATGCCGGCAAGCGTAGATGCTACCAACACGGGGTTCTCATCGAAGACTTCTCTCATGTATTCAACCATATGCTTTTCCATCTAGACATTCTACCACCGTCGTATTATTGCGCAGCTCTGTGGTTGTCTACGCCAGTGAGCCTCAGGCTCGGCCCGAAGACGCCGAAGGCGGCTGAGTCGTGAGAGGAGGGTCACGGTGCCGTGAGGCAGGCGCCGTATACGCTCCATAGGGAAGGAGAAACACTAAGAGATCGTAGAGAGAGCAAAGAGGTTCGATCATGGCTGATTCGTTCTGTGCTGGGGACTGTTATCCCTCTCTGCGCTATGACCTGATCTTCCCGGTGCTGGGCATTTCTTTTTGCTGGTGGTGGGTTGGTGGTGATTTGGTGAAGGAATCTTATAGATGATAAAAGAGTGGTGGGTTGGGATGCTTGCATACCTGGGCAGGGCAGCCAGGCCGTTTTTCCCTCACTTCACAACTAATACCTACAGTGTTATTCCCGCAGTTATTCGCACCGGAGTTATTACCACAGCTATTATTCTGGCCAGTTATTCGGGTTATTCCAGTTATTCCATCGTGTTATTCCTGGTGGGCATTGTTAAGGCGTCTTAACACAACAGGCCAGCGCAGGGCACGAATAGAAAGTTAAGATTCCTTATCGTGCTGGGTGGTTGACAGCGTGATAGTCAGGCCTTAGGATTAGGGATGCCCCACTTGGGGTGTGTAGTAGGAGGTACCGGTATGGCAGATGGCCAGAAGTATGAGAGCGGGTTGCTCGATGGATTCCTGAGGAGCCGAGCAGCTACCGCGTTCCTGAATGGCAGGGAGTCAGAGAACCCTATGGCGGCAATGGAGTGGCTCCGTGCGGGTGTCGCCTATCAGGAGGCCTTGGTCTCCTATGAGAAGGATGGAGACTCCGAGGAAGTACGGAGGCTCACCGCCGAAGGTATGGACTATGCGGATAAGGCGATCTCCTTGGAGAAGCAGTCATGAAGGCCTATCTTCATAAGGGCTGCTCTGGGAAGACCCGGGCGTCAGGCGAGTGGTGGGATGGTATCTACTTCTATGGGATGCTTGAGGTTGTCTGCTCGATTACCGGCGAAGGGGATCGGGCCGCGATTGGCATTCAGGCGAACCCTGAGGAATACACCTACCCAGACATTACCGAGATTCGTTGCCACGACTGTGGTGAGAGCATTAGGAAGGTCAGTATGCCGGCCCTGAAGCTTGAGTCGCGCATTGGCCACGATCCCGAATCGTATGGTCTGGTATACTCAGACTCCACAATCGTTCAGCCGTAGGAGGTATTTATGAGCCGCTATTTGTTATGGCTTCTCTGGTTCTTTGTCGCAGGGTGGTTCTGGTAATGATGGCGTGGATTGTTCAGGCCTATACCTATGAAGGTGGGATTCATTGCGAAGGGTGTGCCGAATCCCGGTTTGGCGCGGAGCTTAGTAGCACGGCCTTAGACTCCGAGGGGAATGCTCCCTATCCGGTCTTTGCCTCAGATGACTTCTGCCCTTGCGGGGAGTGGTGTCTGTCGTGTGGTGCCGCGATCAGTGAGGCCTATACCCACGAGCCGGGGATGTGTTCCCGGGGGTTCGATAACTGCCGACTGGTGGTGCCAAGTGAGTGAGATGAGCGACGATGAGGTCGATCAGGAATTTCAGATCATCTCTATTACGGTGTCATGGGGAGTGGAGGACATTCTCCGGCTCTACCCAGACTGGACGCCAGATGAGGCCGAACATTTCATTGACAGTTCGTATCGGGAAATTGCTGCGGAGGTTCGAGAAGCCGGCGACAGCATGATCCATAAGATTGTCAAGGAGATTGAGAGGGGAGATCGTGGCGCGTCGAACTAGCGAATGGGAGGGTGCTCCGGCACCCCGCTGTCCGAACAATGTTAGGCACGGCCTTGTTCCCGATCCGAACGGAGCATGGGTCTGCGAGGATTGTCGAGCTGCCCACAAGCCCAGGAGCAAGACACCATTCCGGTTTGCGTTCGTACTTGACAAGGTGGTAGACAACCCAGATACTAAGTAAATCCCGCTTGGGATAGGAAGTAGTAGGAGGAAGTTATGGCGCGAACATACTTGGTGAGCTTGTCTATCGAGGTAGACGAGCGCGGAGACCATCCGGCAAACTGGGATTGGAATACCCTGCTTGATACGCCGTATGGCGTTGAGGTGGTGTATACCGCAGAACTCGCTCCGGTCGATCAGTTCTCACCCGAGGACGAGATCGTTGTGCCGGTAGCACAGCAGTAGGAGGAAGTTATGGAAGTCAATCATGACGCGCTAGTAAAGGAGCGCGAGAAGCTTCTGCCAGAGGATCGGGAAGTTCATTACATCATCAGTGAGATGCTTGAGCCGCTGCGCGGCGCGCGGATTATTGGTGGCCGGGTTGAGGAAGGCGACGATTATTTCCCCCCATTCCCGGTTCTTATTATTGAGGACATTCACGGCGACAAGTTCGAGGTGATTGTCTCGGCAGACGACGAGATGAACGGCGGCGGTCGTCTTATCTTTCAGGTTGCCGATAGGTAGTTGACAGGATAATACCGATACCCTAGTATCGTTAGCACGGCAGTTGCCGTATTGTTGTAGGAGGCAGTATGGATAAGCATAGGACACGAATCGAGCAGGACACAGCCGACGGCTACGATGTCCTTGGCGACCGCGCAGGTCAGTTCTATACCGGAGAGAAGGCCGCAAACTACGGCTTCCCGTGGGATGTCAAGCTTCCGGTCGATGACGAGAATACGGCGACCTTCACGCCACCGGCAGACGCGGTGTATGTCCATAAGCTTTATGGCTACTCGCACTCCGGCATGAGCATCAGCCTTGCGCCGTTCACCGACAAGTGGGATTCCGCGCAGATTGGCTTCTATGTCATTGAGAAGGAACAGGCAAAGTTCTGGCTCGGTGATTCGTATACCGAGGAGGAGCTTGCGGCGAAGGCCGAATCCGAGATTAGCGTCGTAGACTCCGTGCTTCGTGGCGAGGTCTATTGCGTCATCTTGGAGAAGTCGGTTGATTGCGGCGTTCACTCGCACGAGAACACTTGGGAAGTCGTGGAGTCGTTGGGCGGCATCATTGGCTACGACCAAGCAGAAGCCGAGGCCGACGCAATGATTCGCTACAAGAAGGGCATCGTGGACTATCAGGGGGAGCCAGTATGAGCGGCCAGATGGATAGTTGCCGGAGCTGTAAGGCGATGGTCTTTTATGCCGACGAGAAGGTTATCGGTACTTGGAATGGCGAGCCGAACACGCGCTTCGATGTGCTCGACTTCGACCAGTACGAGGCCGGTATCCCTGAGGGCTATGAGGTCTATTGCTTGGACTGCGCGCCGTGCGAGTGTGAGTTTCATCCGCCATTTATGTCGGACAAGGCCGCTCGTGATGCGGGGTGGTGCTTCTTGCCAAGCTGCGATTTCGTAGAGGCGCACCGGCACGCTTGACGAGCAAGCCATTAGGTTGTAAGGTAGTACCACTCCACTTGGAGTAAGGATGTTGTAGGAGGCAGTATGCCAAACTGGTGCGTAAATCAGGTTGATGTAAAGGGCGACGAGGCAGATGTCGCGCGGCTCATTGAGTTGGTGAAGGGCGATAAGGATGCGTTTGACTTTGCCAAGATTGTGCCGACACCGGATAGCCCTATCTATTCTGCGGCAGAGACCCAGAACGATTTCCTCTGTGGCTGTAAGAAGGTCTGGGTCGAGACGAAGGCGCAGGTCGGCTTGTACAACGAGGAAGGCTACGAGAAGGCTGAAGGCCTCTGGGTAGTAGATGGCTTCCCTGTCGTCAAGGAAGTGCTGAACAACGGAACCATCAAGGACTTTGTAGCTGCCGGATTCGGCGGCTCGGAAGTATGTCCTACCCATAAGGTCGGACAGATTTCATCGCAGCCAGACTGGTGGTACAACTGGAATGTTGCCAACTGGGGAACCAAGTGGAACTGCGGAGAGGTGTGGCACGACCGCACGACCGAGGAGATTACCGAGCAGGGTCGCACATCGTACAACTTTGATACGGCGTGGTCGCCAGCCGAGCCGGTCATTGAGGCTCTTGCCGAGCAGTTTCCAACGCTTACCATTACGCATCGCTATTGCGAGGCGGGTATGGGCTTTGCGGGTGAGGTTGTGTATGAGCGCGGGTCGTTCGTCTCACGAGACGAATACAGCTCTGATAACGATAATCTCCCAGACGACGCCTACTTCGATGAAGGAGATGGCTCTCGCGGGTACGAACGCAACTATGATAAGGTTCCAATGACCGCCTTTGAGTCGTTCTGTGATGAGCACTTCGGCGGCGTAGTAGGAGGTTGAGTATGAAGGCGGTTTACAGCGCGTACATTGACGGCAATACGATTGACGAAATCGTGGAGTCGGGAGAGGACTTTGTCTACTCCGACATCTATCCGCAGGTGGAAGGCGTCTTTGGCAGGACGGCCTTGTATGAGGCTCTTGCCGGAGCTTCGGAAGGGTTCGCTCAGGAGGAGCTGACCATTATGCTCAACGGCACGCCGTTCATTAGCCACGAGCGGCACGGACAGGTCGTTCTTGGGTGGATTGACGGAATGCGCGGCAGCAATGTCAGCATCTTTAGCCACGATGAGCCGGCGAAGGAATACATGGAATACCTCCGCGAGAGCGCAGAGCGCGAGCGAATCTCATGGACTTGATGTTTGACATCTTGGTAGCGATTGGCTCTATCAGCTATGTGCTTCGCTTCTTTACTATGCTTTCTGGGTATAAAGCTACTGAACCGGCTCCGCTTCCTGCCCATCCATTTCCGGAACATCCCCCGGCTCAGGAGAGCGAAATCCAAACGGGGTGTTAATCCATCGCACGCTGAACTCTGCGCCTGAGGCGTCAGGGTCGGTGTGGTTGACATCTGCCCCAATCATCAGGAGAGCTTCGATAGGATTCGTGGCAATGTCGTAGAACCCGGCAGTCGAGGTGATGTGCCAAGTCTCGGGGTTGCCGGGGCGATACACTACAAAGTAATCCATGCGTTCAGAGTGGCGTACGCACAGGCCAAACGCCACAGGACGACAATCTACCGGTTGTTTAGCACTACAGGTGCGATACAATCGACATACGAGCCGAGCGTCTCTCGGTACCGGAACAGGGAGAATCTATGGAAAACAGGAACGATAGTATGTATCAGGACTACTTCGGTGGTATGACACTTCAGGATGTCGCCGACAAGTACGGCGTGACCCGACAGCGGGTTCAGCAGATCATCAAGGCCAGTGGCCTTCCAAAGCGTCCGCGAATGAGCGGCGGGATGAAGCTCCGGAAGTTTGATTACGCTAAGATCGCGCAGCACATTCAGGAGAATCAGGCGACCGTTCAGGCGGCAGCTTCATTTTTCGGGTGCTCTATTAGTACCGTGACAAACGCGCTCTACAATCAGGGCGTCACGCCGAACAAGAAGGTTCGTTTCACCACGGCCGTAGTTGCTGACATTGTTAGCCGCTATCAGGCCGGTGAGAAGCTCCGCCTTATCGGTGAGACCTATGAGACGAGCGCGCAGTACATCAACACCGTGCTTCGTCGCAACGGAGCTATCGCCGGTCGAAGGAGCAAGTAAATGACAGAACCCACTGATCGCCTGTTCACCGAAGAAGAGTTTCTTCAGTACTCAGCTTTCAGGAAGGGTTTGTATCGGCACAACGCCTACCGGAACTCAGTATCGCGGTACATTTGGCAGAACAAGTGGTACTCGTGGTATCGACTTACCGGGTGGGCTGATTGGGCTGAGCAGGAAGCGCGTAGAGAGTTTGTGCCGGCCAAGCCGCTACCGGCGTGGTCAGTCGAGAAGCTTCAGGCTATTGCCGAGGAGTATGATCGTCGACATCCACGGAAGGCACGAAAGGGTTAAGGAATCTTAACCGAGATGGGGTATTGACAAGTCCGGCGGGGCGGCATTATGCTTGCCCTGCCGAACTTTTTCGGTAGGAAGTAGTAGGAGGCATTATGGGATACGACATTTACTCAATGCGAGAGGACAGGGAGAAGTCGCTAGCCTTTGCTAAGAAGGCAACGCCGTGGATTTTTGGCGACAGCGATGAAGCTCCTGACTATTGGCGCAACACGGCCTATTACCGGATGAACATTGGCGGTATGGGCATCCTTCGCAAGATCAACGAGCTTCTTGGCGTAGGCTTTCTCAATGAGGCCTTGTGGGATAACTCTGGTACGGTCATCCGTGATTGGGAGTGCTTTGATGCTTGGGAGATTCTTGCCAAGAAGGATGACCTTGAGATTCGCGCTGCGGTGATTGAGGCCTTGTCTAGCGACCCGCACGCCTCGTTCCTTATCGACAAGGATGGTGAGGTTCAGGGGTGGATTGAGGAAGTTCGCCATTGGCAGGAATACCTTCACATCTGCTCTGATTTGAAGGGTTGCGAAGTATTGTGATTGTGCTATTCTGGTTGTTGGTCGGGCTTCTGACCTTGTATGTATGGCGGCTTACGAGCCGGTAGGAGGTTCTATGGAGGACTTGGTTATCACTTATCACCACGATCCGGCACACGGCTGGCTCGAAGTGAAGCGTGAGCTTGTAGAGATGCTTGGGATTCAGGGGCTTATCACCTCATACTCGTATCAGAAGGGCGACCGCCTGTTCTTGGAGGAGGATGCCGACGCATCATTGCTCATCCGCTCTCTTGGCGAGCTTGGCATCAAGTACACGACGATTGACCGGCACACCAACGCCGATCATTGGATTCGCGCACTTGACCGATACAGCGCGTTGGCTTAGTATTGCTCTACGGCACTTGCCGTGATGATGTAGGAAGGAGTAGGACAATGGGATACTATGTAAGTGGCAATGGTCATCTGGTCATCAAGAAGGAGAATCTTGCTGCGGCCTATGAAGCGTTGATGGCACTCAACGACGCACCGGACAGCGCAAAGCGCGGCGGGTCGTACAGCGGCGGCAAGCAGCACTCGTCGTGGTTCTCGTGGATGCCAGCCGACCTTCGTGAACTCGCAGACACGAAGGCCGTGTTTGAGCAGTTGGGTTTTGAGACGATGGATCACCACGGCGACCTCGTGATTACCTGCTACGACAATAAGTCCGGTCAGGAGGAAGTGTTCTTTGCCGCCGCCGCTCCGTTCATTGAGAACGGCGAATACGAGTGGACAGGCGAGGATGGCGCGTTCTGGGAGTGGACTTTTGTTGAGGGCAAGATGTATCAGCGCAATGGGATTCGTGAGTATGGCGAGGAGCGCGAGGTTAGCGTGCCGGGGCTTCATCGTGAGCAGGTTGAGATGATGGAGCGCATTGAGGCCTCGTTCGGCAAGAAGTAAAACTTGACTTGGCTACGCCTATCCATTAGTGTTAGGCGTAGCCCAGTTGGGTGAGGAAGTAAGGAGGACAAAGATGAGCAACGAGCATTTGGTAGCTACCGCATCGTGCGACTTCTGCGATAAGCCGATGGCGTACTGGGCGGATAACAACTGGTCAGGGGTGGCATCGCGCTATTGCGAAACCTGCGAGGAGAAGCGTGCCGAGAAGTATGGCTGCGCAATGCTGCTTGCCGAGGGCGCAACTTGCGAGGATGGCATTTGCGGCTGCGGCGAAACGGGGGTGTACTAATGAGCAACATTGAGTTCTGGGATTCACTAGACGACATCTTGCTGCGCTTCCATACCGATACCGAGGCCTATGTGATGGGGCCGGAGAAGGTAGGCCGGTGGTGCTGTAATACTTGTTCAGCTGCGGAGATTAGCCTGATGGCGCAAGAGGATAATGTTAGCGACCCAATGTATTTCTTTTATCACGACCAGAATCTTACAGACCAGAACGATGAGCTTCCCGACTATTGCCATCTGGGGTGGTCAGGAGGCCAGCGCGCACTCGACCTTATCAAGCAGTATTGCGATTACTACGCACTAGTGGTAGAGTTGCCTGAGAACGAGGACACTAAGATTCTCGTCAAGGCTCAGTAGGAGGGTTTATGGCAAAGAGGAAGCCTAATAGCATCGCGGAAACCGGTATGTGGTCGGACTATGAGTATTCGGTCGTTCGCAAGAAGTTGAGCAACAAGTCGGCCATCATCACCTCGCCACGCGAGTTGGTTGCGCTGTTCCGCGAGTTCGCGGATACGGAGATGTCTGAGGCTCTGTTCGTTGTCGCCGTTGGCGGTCGCAACAACCTGCTTGGGATTCATCGTATCTACTCTGGTACTGCGACCGGAACTTCGGTGCGGATTGGTGAACTGCTCCGCTCCGCGCTGATGATGGGGGCGGTCGGTTTCGCGCTCGTTCACAATCACCCTTCTGGTGAGTGCGACGCTTCCGATGAGGACATCAGGCTCACGGCTGATGTGGCGAAGGCCGCAACGCTGCTTGATGTTCAGTTCCTTGACCATCTGGTCGTCGGGGCGAACGGCGCGTTCACGAGTATCCGTTCACAGAAGCCGAGTATGTTTGAGGACAGCAGCACCCTGAACTAACTACGACTTGTAGGGGGGTGTCCTCCCTCCCGCGAGTCCTATCCCCCCGGCGGAGTCCTCCCGCCGGGGGATTCTTTTTGTAGCTCGACATCATCAGGCCACGCTATTCATACGCGACCCCCATACCCCATACCCCACACCCCAAAATAGTTAAGATTCCTTACACAAACCTTATCCGCAACTTACTTGACTTGCTGATACGCCTGTGAGAAACTCCTTGTGTCGGGAGCAATCCTAGGAGAAGCTACCGACTAGGTGAGAGTGTTAGGAACAAAGCACGCAGCCAAATAAATGCGAAGTGGTTCAGGCGAGTGATGGGCTCTAATCGCTGCTGTAAATGCGGGAGAGCAAGATTGTAAGTGGAAGCCGGAAGGTTTAGGCCAATACCGGCGGAAGCGAATAGTCTACTGAAACTTTTGGGGGCGACGGCTCCTGAAGGTTTCAGGACATAAGGCCGGTGAGCTACCGGTCTGGGAGTCAGGCCTTCGGGCTTGACTCCCTTATTCTTATGTTGTAGTCTTGTATTCCGTTCCGGGTAGAGGCCGGATAGTTGGCAGATAGACGAACTGCCCGAGACGATAAGGCCACCGAGCTTGGGTCTAACCAACAGGGGTGTCGGTGGCAGCAACCAGGCGAGAGCCGATGTTGCCTCTGCTGTCCATAGTGGTAAGGCAGGGATAAGCGTCAATACCGCGAAAGGGTTTGGGGGGTGTCGCAACTTGGGAGTGGTTCCCCTAGGCGACTCCCCCCTTCATACTTGACGGCGTGAATCGTTGGGTGTAGTGTTCGTCGTACCGGTGATTGCCGGCGTAGAGGAAGGAGAGGACAGATGGACTTGTTTGAGATTCCGGTTGGTGAGCCACAAGAAAGCACCTGCGCGTGCCGTTGTGGTTGTGAGGTTCCGTTGTCCGGTGGTACTTGCGTTGATTGCGGCGAGGGTACGCACCAGAACAACAACGGCCTTGATGATTTCCGCACTTGCGACAATGCGAACCGGTGGCCTGAGTGGTCGCACGCAGGAGTGAAGGCGCGGCCTTTCCGCTATGGGTGGAACGGCTATGAGAACGCCTATGAGGAGTCGGTGGATTTGTGCGACGAGTGCTTTGTCGCGTGGCAGGAAGTTGGGTGGAACTAATGAGCAGGAACGACGCGGCCTTCTTTACGCCGTATCACGATTGCGAACCGGTGTGGTTCTCCGACGATAAGAGCGTGGTCATTTACCGCAACGGCGAGATGAGGATTCACCTTACCGAGCCAGACGGCAGCACGAGCGTTCTCCGGTATACGAACGACCTTGACGCGAAGGGGCTTGATACTGACGAGAAGCTCGCTGACGCTGAGAAGTCCGGCGCACTTGAGTTCCACAATAATCCGTGGTTCGAGGTCGTCTATCACGACAACGAGGAAGGCGAAGTCTTTATTGGCCTTGATGAGGCCAAGAGGTACGCCGAAGGGATTGTCGCCAAGTATGCCGAGTGGCAGGAGAAGGTATGAGCGTCTACCGGAGCTTCCCCTCTGGGGCGTGGGTGGTCAGCGACATCGTAGGTGGGTACTTGACGACCAGAACCTACTATGGATACACTCGTTCAGAAGCCGTACGGAAGTTCCGTGCGGAAGTAGTGAAGGAAGGTGTGGAAGTGAGCAGGAACGCTTGTTCTTGGTGCGGGAGTGAGGTTGATGATGAGCAGCAGTACGAGTCGCGCATTTGCGCGGAGTGCTTTGCTGACGCTCAGGTATCGGCCTTAGAGGAGATTGGCGTACAGGAAGGACGAGATAATGGGGCGATTTGATTGGCCTTACGACGAACTCGATGTGTTGGCGTTTGCTCGCGCAATGATTCGCGGCGGCTATGCCGAGTTTGCCGAGTCGGATTACCGGTGCGAGTTGGTGATTGACCTCATTGAGCGTCCGTGGAAGTGGCGCGTGGAGCTTGACGCTTGGGTGGCAGCCGAACGCCCTGAATCCTTTGACCCAACTGAGGCCTTGACGACAGCCCAATAGTGGGTGTAGTGTTCAGTAGTCGGCACTTGCCGGCGTAGTAGGAAGGAGTACCTGATGAGTAGGGATGAGAACGAAGTACTAGAAGTTCCGTTCAGCAAGTTCTATGTCGCGGTAGCGCGGAAGGTTGAGGCCAAGTGCGGCCTTCTCCCTGACGACCTGCCGGATGTAGACTTCCGGGGGTTCTATCCCGGAGAGCGCGCGACCTTTGGTGATTACAAGGAAGCCGTGCGTGCGTGTATGATTGAGGTGTTGGAGAACGCCGGATACCCATTAGAGGAGAGCGAGTATGAGTAAGTCGTATCGGGATTACCCTTCTTGCGTACAAGATTTTCGCAAGCCAACCTATCACCCGCTTATCACGAAGTCGCAGTATCAGCGCGACACCGAGGATTGGGTTCATCGCCGTCGCCGTGAGGAGATTACTTGGCGTGTAGCTTCTCTGGTAGTGCTTGCGGTGTTTGCGTTCTTGGTGCTAGACTAGTTCAGACCGAGCGCGTTGTCGTTCGGCAATAGCAGGAGAGGAGAGGACAAATGGCATTAGAAGGAACTGAGGCCTACGAGATGGATGAGGCCGGATACTTGCGTATTGACCTCGCGGATGACGCGTGGGTGGCCTTGATGAGCACCGACGGCGTGAACTTTGGCGGTACGCTGTGGAAGCGCGCCGATGACGGCTACGACTACTCCGCCGGTTGTACGGCAGGGTATCCCGTGCTCGGCAAGTACGACAGCACCGAAACCACGGCCAAGATGGTCGCACGCTTTATCCTGATGGAGAGCGGCGAGGAGCCCTTTATCTAAGCCGGGAAACCTTCCCCCGGTATCACACCCCCAGAGCTCATCCCTCTGGGGGTTTTTATTATTCATTATTCACGCGCACTCTCTACCCCATACCCCGCACCCCAGAAGCTCGCCGGAGCGCGCGCCGGTACGCTGGCGGCCTACCCGCTATGGGGGCTTGCGCTCTGCTGTGGTTGGGTGTAGTATCTAATCACCGGAGCTTTCCGGCGTAGTAGGAAGGAAGGAACCTATGAACACACAGCAAGCACTAGCAGCAGCGGCGAAGGCCGCAGGTAAGATTACGACTCTGACCGCGTGGAGCGATTGGACAACGCCGCGCACTTTGGAGCGTCGTGAGGAAGGCGCAGCAGGGCGACAGGCCGAGCACCGCGCGATTGGTCGGGTGAAGGTGTCCGGTGAAGCTCGCTACGATGAGAAGGGGCGCGTCGCGTTCCTGTTCACGGCTTCCGGTATGCTTGACCGCACGCAAGAGGCCACCGGAATCGTGCTGAACAAGAAGGGCGAGCCTACGCTCTCGCTCATCATTGGAGCACCTACGGAGTACGGATACACTACGGCCTGTCCGAACGCGGGAAAGCTCGGTACTGCTTGCGAGAAGCGGAAGCCGTTCCACGCGCACCGAACGGTGAACCTCACGCGCCTCGTGTCGTGGGTCATCGCGGGTGAGGAACAAGTCGAGGGCTAGCGGCTCGCATTATCTCCGAGGCCGTCGCTCCCATCTGTGCGGGAGTGGCGGCCTCTCTCTTTGTCGCAGCTCCGATTATCAGTTAGTCATTATTCAGGCCGTACCTGTACCCGCGACCCCATACCCCATACCCCAACACTTTGAGCTGCTGCGGGATAGGGCGGCGATAGGCCAGGGGGGGTGCTTGACTTCTCCGGTGGGTCGTGTATTCTCTATGAGTCGGGGCTTCCCGATAGACACAGG